CCGTATTTTTCTTGGCAATCGCCATATGCATTTGATTTCAATTCCGCCCCCCAAGCCACCGCCGCCAAATACCTACGCGCCATCGCAAGCGGCAAGGTGAAATTATAAATCGCTTCCCCGTGGCAAAGCGTGAGCGGCGACGGGAAAGAGAGAACACTATGAATTGTGAAAACAAAGCAGCATTCAGATATACGTGGCCGGGTAAAGATGAATCATTTGTCTGCTCGGCTCACGCAATGAAACTCAAGTGGATTACTGACGCGCTACAAACGCACCTTCAATTGGTGCCGGTGGCAAAAGGCCAGCACGATTGCAAGCAACAGGTGGAGGGCATCAAGTGTCAGCGTTGTGACGGCTGCGGTCTTCTTGCCGACGATGACGAGAAATCCCCGTGGAAATATTGGGAAGAATTGGAACCGCCTGCAAATATCGCCGTCACGATGGGAATGGTCAAGCCTGTAATTTGTGAGAAATGTGAAGGCGAGTGTTACGTGTAAAAGCTAACGCTTTGGCCTCGCGGCGACGAAAGAGGGAAAGATGAAAAAGCATAATCATTTCTGGGTCAAACCGTGGAAATGCCCAATAGCTCATTGCGATAAGAATATTCCACGCTGCGCAATATGCGGTGCAAGAAAGCCGATTAGGAGACGGAAGAAATGACAAACGAAGAACTGAGAGCCTTAGACCTGCGAATCGCAACCGAAATTACCGGCACGATTTGCCTGTGTGAAAAAGACAAGTACGGCTGGAGTGTTCACGGTTACGGTTCAGCAAACGGCATCTGTTACAACTGCTGCCAGCCTCACGTCACTTTTCCCTACAGTACAGACATTCAATCGGCCTTTGAGATTGTTGACAAGATGTGTGAGCCTGACAGTCGTATGGGGCACTTTTTCAACTTAGAAGCGCCCCACGGCACGTTCTCAAGCCCACAGTCGCATATGTGGGAGGCTCGATTTACTCAATGGTCAGCCTATGGCGAGACAGCGGCAATTGCTATTTGCCTTGCTGCTTTAGCTGCTCAAGAAGGTATGAAGGCTCTGTTGCCTTTGGAGGTGCCAGCATGACCCTCCACCAACTCCAATTCAATGATGACGGCCCCGACTGGTGCAAGGACTGTGGGACTTTTTCTTCCTACATTGACCCTGACTACCCTTGCCCGTCGCCGGGGTCGAATAGGTTTGATACGAGGGTAGAAGAGAATTACGTGAGGATTTTTGAATCACTTTTTTGGGAAGGGGGAAGGCGGATGAGCACCACAGCGCCAACCACCAACCCCAACATTGCGATGGACTTTGAATCTCTTCGCACGCCATATCAATTGGGCGAAATCAGGACGCTGGCAAATGCCAAGCGGGTGTGTCCGTGGGATGAGTGCGAAAGGGTTATGGGGTGTGAATTGGAATCATTATCTAAACAGGCCGCGAGTCGGTTAATTGATTACTTAAAAAATGGAGATTTTCGATGAGGATAATATGCGAACACTGTGGCAAAGAATTTTACCGTAACTATGGACGGTTTTGTTCTATACGATGCGCACAACGCGGCAAGTGGGGTTCTTTTGAAAAACGGTACTGGTCGAACGTTCAACGAATAGATGATGTTGATTCTTGCTGGCTATGGCTAGGAGCCAGGTCTAGAAAAAATCAACCATACGGAAGAATCAGCCTGAATAAAAAACTACTGTGTGCTCATAGAGTGTCTTACGAATTCGAGTACGGCTCGATACCTGATGGCCTAATGATTTTGCATCATTGCGACAATATGCAGTGCGTCAGGCCGTCACATCTTTATGCTGGCACGGCTAAAGACAACGCGCGAGATATGGTCCAGAGGAATAGGCAGTCAATAGTGCAAGGTGAAGCCCATAAGAACGCTAAGCTTACTGATGAATTGGTTAGGTATTGCCGGGAACAGAAAAAATCTGGAATCTCATATAGGAAACTTGGCGCAATGGTGGGTTTTAACTGGGCAACCGTGATGGATGCCGTAACTGGTAGAACGTGGTCGCATGTCAAGTGAAGATTTGTCGATTGAATCGGCGGATGTGTTTATCAAGTATTTAGATTCACTATAAGGAGAAGACTATGGACAAATACTATGTAGGTTTTGATTGGTATCGCAAGAAACTAGAACTTTTCGCTGATGACCGACCTGTTGAAACAGCGATCAAAACCAGCGGCTATGATTTTGTGTCGGCACCATTCGACACACAGGCAGAAGCGCAAGCGTTTCTTGATGGGTTGGAGGTGTACTGATGAAACCTCAATTTCTATCCCCCCTAAATGCTGACCTGATTTCTTTGCTCGGCATCGACACCACAGGGCTAGAACAAGATGAGATTATTGAAGCAATTTATGAGGCCGGAATCTGGGCTGGCTACAACATCAGAGATGAGGAATTAAGAGCAGCCGCCCGTCAATCGATGGATGAAACGGCCTATGTTTGCGAATCCTGCCGACACGATAGACCTTGCGAGGACGATTCCTGTCTTGGCTATGGGTGGCTGTTTGATGAGACTGTGGGGGTGGTGTTCGGGCCTTCCCCACGGGATGAGGATGAGTTGAGGGAGGTGGCGTAGGATGAGCAGAATCAAACCCGTTCGCATCCAGCGCAAGCGTACAAAAGGATTCGATTTGCAGGCGGCATCACCTAATGGGTTGCCTGTTCGGTATGTCGGCAGACCCACGCAGTATGGCAATCCTTTCCCGTTCACAGCGCAAGTAAGCCCTAGTGAATCGTTGAAAATGTTCGAGCTTCATTTGAAGGTGAAATTAGTTGAAGATCGAGATTTCCTTGCGCCTTTGCGCGGCTACAACGTTGCGTGCTGGTGCCCACTAACGCGCCGATGTCACGCCGACATACTTCTTGAATATCTGAATGGAGAGAAATCATTATGACGAGCGCACGCCGGGTGTTTACAAAGCGAAAAATGTTACCCACAGGCTTTAGCCCTGATGATTTTGACTACTCTCCTCTCACCATCACCTATGACAAAGCCGACTTACCAGAAGGTGATGCGGCGATTACAGATAAGCATTTGAATTTGACACATTACAGACGGGTCGTGGAGGCGAGAGATATTATCGAGTCAAGGGAGTTGAGGCGAGTATGACCCGAAACATCTTAAAAGTAATCGTCACGCCTCGCTTTTCTGTGGCTCTGGAGTTCAAACCGCAAGACCTGTGGATTGGTGCTTACTGGCAAAAGGGGCATTGCTGGATTTGTTTGCTGCCGATGTTGCCGTTGCATTTTGCCTACACGCCAAAAGACGAGGTGCAACCGTGACCGACTGCCCATCCTGTGAGCGTTTACGTGGCGCTCTGCAAATCCTCGGCGTCGAGTTGCTAGATGGCGGCGGTATGCGGTTAACCCAAAGCATCTACATCCGCTGGTATGAGGCTGAGAGGCGGCGGATTGAGAAGGGAATGAGGGAACGAATTGCGGAGTTGGAAGAAGAGATTAGGAGGCGAGATGAACAAAGTTAAACGTCAAAACATTAAACGAAAATACGCTCTCACGCTCTGTATGGAATTTTTCAGAGATGAATTGTTTTTCGGTGCCCACACGGAAAGGCTCGAAAAGAAATATACGGAGTTGCGCGAGTTGTGCTGGCAGGCATTGGGTTCCGACCAGTCGGTTGCTGATGCCAACGAGATTAAAAAGACATATAACAAGGTGATACATGGACAACCAATTGATTGAACTTCTTACCCGCATTGCTGACCGGCAAGGTAAACGTAAATCAAGGGTGACGGCAAGAAAACTCGACATTGCGCCGAATGTTTACACGGTTGAGTTAGGTGATGAATTCATTGCCACCACGAATTTGAAGTGGGCAAGCATTTTAACCGATGTGCTGAATCTGCCTTTCCCTTCCATCCTCTCGGCCTTGCGAGAGCAACAACGGATGAGGGAAGCAAGCAAAAAAGCTTTAGGATTACTACACGAATGCTTCCGTCAACTGGATGGAGTGAAGCAAGGTGTTTGTAAGACTTGCGGTAGGGATAGGGCAATCTGGCAGGCTTGCGAGACAGGCTGTTTATCGTCGCGGCTGTCTTATGCTATTCACGAGATGACCCTTGCCCGTGCTGCCCTGAAAGAAAGTGAGGTGAAGGATGAAAAAGCGTAAGCCTTTTTGGTGTTGGCTCGGAATGCACACTTGGGATATCGGCACGATGGCTTGCTCTGACTGTGGGGTTCCTAATGAACGGATGCGAGAAGTTTATGAGGCAGTTTCCGAGTGGGCAGACGCGCATAATCAGCGAGTCAAGGAACAGAGACAAGCCGAGTATGACCAACACAGAAAAGCCCTTGAGCAAACGTCACGTATGACTGGCAAGGCTTGTTTCGGGCTGGTTGATCGTGAAGGCAATTTAACGATTGAAGTTTTGGAGGACTGATGAGCAATCAAACCAACTTGGTTTCAACCCTCACCGCCGCCGCCACCCAATTGGCAGAACTCGAAAAGGTGAATGCCGAGGTGTGGAGCAACCTGGAGTTTAGAAAAAGTATTCGGGTTATTTTGGAGAATGCAGGGGTGATTGTGGAGGCATTGCAAGCGACGGATTGGATGGATATAGAGTCGGCACCACGGGACGGCAGCGACTTCTTGGCGTTAGTCCCTTTCGCTAAAAAGCACCATATTGTTGTGGGCTGCTTTTGCAAGGCTGGTTATTTTGTTTCCTGGCCTGGGCGATGGACCTATGACCCTACCCATTGGCTCCCCTTGCCAGCGGCTCCGGTTGCCAGGGAAGGAGAATGATGAGAAAAAAGAAAAAGGTAATCAGAGAGCCGCTTAACTTTGACGACCTCCCCAAATGGCAGCAACCCTTTTGCGGTATGCCACATTTGCGAGAACCAAGAGTGGAAACCGAAGACTATCCAAACATGGTCGTGCATGATGGTCGCGTTACTGGTTCTATCACGGCTGGATATTCGCGGCTTCCCTTGTGGTGCCTGATTCCTGATTTGGTTTACGCTGGCTTCCCTTACTTACAGGAACAACGCGAAGACCTGCACGGACTAACAGCCGAAAGTTTTTCCAATTTTTTATATTATCTACTTGAGCATCGTGGCGATTTTGGGCGATTACTTTGTGTGCTGGCAGATGTTGAGCGTCAAACTGCAGAAATGGAAAAGCGCGGAGAGTTAGACAGCGTAGCCTGGTGGTATCACCCTAAAATGTCACAGCGCGTTCGGGATGCATTAAAACGATGTATTGAATCTTTGGAGGCTTAACCATTATGACCACCCCTTCCCCCGACCAAAAGGCAAGACTGAAACGCTATTCCATCTTCTGTGGTGAGCCATACGACGCCGTGGAATCCAGCGACGGGCAGTTTTATCGGGTTGCCGATGTTGACGGTAAGCTGGATGAAGTGAGGGCGGAGATTGAGTCTTTGAAAAAGCAAGTGGCTGAACTCGACCAGCGCAATGACCGATTGGCGGCAGAGTGCAACACGCGGCTTAAAGCACAGAGAGAGGCTGAAAGACTGGCAGTAGAAAGCCAAAATGAGGCACGAAAAAGTCTTGATGCTCTTGATGAATGTTTTGCCGCGTTCACTACGATAATACCAGCACTTAAACCCGAAAGGTTTTGGCTTAAAGCAGCCGCTTCCCTCACCGATACGATTGCCGAATGTGACGGCCTTCGCCAGTCCCTTGCCGCCCTTCAGTCTCAGGCGCTTGCCGAGGGGTTGGAAGCCATTGGCTTTACGCGAATCTTGTTTTTACGCGAATCCTTCACAGACAAGATAGATGGCGAATGGATCAGACCTTGTAATGACATTGGCGCAAATGCCGCTACTTATCTTGAATCAGTCGGCATCCTCGAACGCCACGCGGAGAAGCCGTGGTATCGCTTCCGTGCCGAGGCTGAAAAAGCGAGAAAGGAGAAGGGGTGATGGGGATTGTTAAAGCACTCGTTTGCGATTATTGCGGTGTAAGTTATGACACTGACTTCAAGCACGCATCAGAAGTAAGGGTTCGTGCCATAGATGACGGATGGGCTTATCTTCGCGGTACGCAGGAACAGCCAGCACCACGGGGTACTTATGCCGATATTTGCGAAAATTGCCGAAAGGAGAATGGGTGATGGCGAATGATGAGAAGGTGAAGGCAGAGGAAGCGGCTTTGTTACCTTGCCCAATGTGCGGTACTAACGACCTGAAATTGACCCAATTCGGCATTTACTCAAACCACGTTTACTGCAAGAACTGTGGTTTAATAACCAAGGCGCACATCAATAAGGCCGTTGCTATTTCAGTCTGGAACACCCGCCCCCTTGCCGACACCGCCGCTTATGAACGAGGCAAGGCCGATGCCAGCAACAAGATAACCTCGTATGGTAAAGAATGGCTCAATAAACTCAACCAAATCGGCGCAATCCCTGTGGGTGAACGTACAAAAGAGCAAGAGGTTGAGTACATCATTGCGCAGGCTAAGGCACACGCGGCAATGGAGATTCAGGAATTGATTCTTGGAGGTGAAGGCAAATGACAACAGATAAACCATCACCACCGAAAGAGCGTCCGTGCCCACAATGCGGAGAGGTTCGCCGTATATGGGCAACTCTTGCAGGTTTAATGTGCTCATCTTGCATTAGTAAGTTTAATTCCGAACTAGAACGCGATAGACCCTATAGGAGATGTTAACCATGACCCATCCCACGCCGATTGATGAGCGGGAGATCGACGCAAGGATTGCTGAACTAATGGGCTTCCCTCCCTTGGAAGTCATTAGACCGGCAATAGGCACCTGGCCTGAATGCCGTGGTTGGCGCTCAAACCCGCCCCTTGACTGGGTAAGCGAAGAGCATGAGCGTATTGCTGCGTTGCGTCCCGGCTCGGATGACCGTATTCGGTATTGGGAGCCAATGCCATATTCCACCGACATTGCCGCCGCCTACACCGTAGAAACCCGCATCGCTGAATTAGGGCTACAAGAAGAGTATATGGCTGCCCTGTGGGATATTGTCGGTGAAGCGACCAATTACGATGATGCAAAAGGCCGATTTATGTACAAGCACGCATCGCCTGAGCAGATTTGCTTGGCAGCGTTGAAAGCGGTGGAGGTGAAGACAGATGCTTAAATACCTTTGGTGCCTCATATTCCACCGCAAACACCACCACCGCACAGGTGAAAGACGAATCCATAGGGTCAGCATTGCCTATGACACTCGTTGTGATAAGTGCGGTATGGAAGATACTGAGATGGTTTGGTTTCTTTAGGAGGTGAAGGGGTAAATCCATGGGCATAAAAACCGTTACTCGAACTTACAATAACAAAGTTCCCTTCTGTGATTTCTGCGGTCAGGAGTCTACATATGGTGGTCAGATTAAAAACTGCTTTGGTTGTGGTAAAGATGTGTGTTACGACTGCGGCAAATGGCTGCCTGAGCATCCGTTCACGGGTGAAGATAGCGGCGATTATCCACCTCGCATCTGTAAAGGGTGCAATAATATTCTTACCGACTATGCAGTAAAAGCTGAACAGATTCGTACAAAATACGAGTCTGACATAGGAGATATTGAACGAGCGTTTTTGAAGGCCGTAAAAAGCTGACGCTTTGCCGCCGGGCGCGTGGGGGAGGAGAATCGGAGATTATGAAATATAAAACTTTAGAAAGTTTACAAAACGCAATTAAATCAGGCGAGTTAAAACTCGGTGAATATGACCGCCTGACCATTGATAACGATTCGACATATCTTTATGTCAACGATGAAAAGGTATTTGAAATGCACCCGGCAATATTGCTAGAAAAAGCTTTGGAGTTGTTAAGCATTCCTTGGGATAACGCCTAAAAAGCCACTCACCTTTTGCCGGTGAGTAGGCGCGGGGGAGAAATCTATGGTTTTAGTAGAACTAGACGGCATATTCTATAACCTACCAAGCAACGCGGATGAGGTTGCCGGAACCTGTAAAGCCTACGACCCGCCAACCGACCCTGATGGCGGTTGCTTGCGCCTCAAGGAGAATCGAGCACCCCGGCATCCAGAAGAAAGGGACGTGCCGCGTCAACGCCTGTGGGTTAATTGTAAGACCAACCCTGATTGCCGCGATGAAGGCAAATGCCCGTTTGTGGATTGAAACAATGAAACCCCTAATCGGCAAAACCGTTGAAGACGAAGAGTATGGCCGTGGCGTCATCATTGACCAAACCCCGGATAACGTCATCATCGCGCTTGAGGGTGAAGGGGTCAGATGGTTGGTGGTGCCGGTGGGGGATTTGGAGAACACAGATGAATCTTGAAGGGACAGCAAATAGCGTTCATGTTAACGTGGGATGGTACAACACCACGGGATTAAGGGTGACGGCTTGCTATTGCAGGGGTAAGGATTTCGAGAATGTCACCGTCTGGGGTTTAGCTTTTGAAGTCGGCATCGTGGTGCGCGGTTATCGGGACAAATACCCCGATGCACTAATAACGGATGTTGAATGTGAAACGGTTGAAAACACTAAGTTGGTTTTACGCCGGAAGTTTTAACCGTGCATTTTCTGCTTTAGCCAACCGCGATGCCGGAGGGGGATGAGAAAAAACACCACAGCTTGTACTTAGGTGTTGTTTAAAGCACTACATCTTTGATACAATAGCCTTTCTGATATGTGACTGTGGAATGTCACTTATTGGGCTAAAGGCAAGAAGATGTATTGACAGTTTATGAGTAGCCTGGGGAAACCCAGTCGAAGCCCGTTTTGAAGAACGCGCAACCTCAACTTGTTTCATCTTCTTGCAATCCGCCTTAGAGGTAATTCCACAATCGCACGTTCAGAGAAGCGGGCTTTTTCATTTGCCGGAGAAACATTAGGCAACCCCGTTGTTTCAGCAAAAGACGAAAATAGCCAGCACAAAAACTGAATAGTTCATTGACAATATGGTTAAGGTGTTTGGAAAAATGAGGCGAGCCACGGTCACATTTGAATCGTGGGTTCCGAGTCGCCTAATGCTCGTCTGTAGACTGGCTGTGCAGCGAGATAAGCGTTGTCGCAGGGGGAAATCTAATAAGTTGAACCCTGGTCGTCTTCCCGCTCAGAAACTCCCGTGGTACAAGATAACCGCCACGGGTGAAGGTTCAAGACCTTTGCAGAGCGTTGCCTTTACGCGAAAAGAGCCGCGAACTCAGTGACCCAATTAACCAGTAGTACCCTTAATCATATTAGCTTCGCGTGAGAATACGACGCTTTAGTAGGATGCAAAAGGGCAATAGCCTTGATTTTGCGCCGAATTAGCCGTCTTCTCGCGTGGTTGCCTTGAATCTAGTGACCCTCAAGGTTTTTATGAAACTAAATAACTCTAAAGCTAGAAGTGAAAAGAGAGTAATAGAGACTAAAGAAATTATAGCTAGACTTAAACCAGTAATAGGTGGATTCAGTTTAGTTGAGGCGGGGTTTATTCTGAACATGGAGCGGCGGGCGGAAAAATCCAAATACATCAGCGGCAAGCAAATCGGCTGGTTGAGAGGGTTGGAAAAACGGGCGGGCGGAGATTAAATGGCAGAAACAAAATTCACAGATGAAGAGTTGGAACGAATTGCTGCTTTCGTTGAGCGCAGTGAGCAGATGGCGGCGCTATGCAGGTTGTTAAACTACAACCCCGATTATCCAGAGCCAAAGCCGAGACAGTGGACTACTGACCCACCGTGGGCTTAATCACTTTCTACTCGCCACCACCCCAACCGCAATTCCAAACACCGTACCCACAGCGCCATAGAGTAGATTATTGCGTCGGGCAGAATCCCGCTCAAGCCGCAATCGGGCAACCTCATCATCGTATCTCTTGAAAAGGGCTTCATCTGCGGTGATGGCAGATTTGCGATTTAACGCGGCGGCCTTCCAATCTGAGGCGATTTGCTCTTGGACTTTCAAAACCCCCTGTAAAGCCAAAATCTGCTCATCTTTGGCTATTATAACAGCCTTTTGAGCATCTACCTGCACACGGAGTTTGTCCCTCTCGGCCAAAGCCTTCTCCATTTCAACTAGAGTCGCCTCATCAATCTGGATTTTCTTCTGTGGTGCAGGCGGTTTCGGGTAGACCGAGCTTTGCGCGAATCCGTTTGAGGCGTTCGCAAGGGTCAACAGGGTTAGAAATGTCAGCAACTTCTTGGTTAAATTTATTCTCTGCATCTTGCACCTTATCCATTGCGGCTTGGGCCTTAGTGCCTGCGATCTCAAAAGCCGCCTGGTATCGCGCTTTGTCTGCCTCGGCAGCCTTAGCCCTTTCTTCCGCCTCATCTGCCTTTTGCTTGAACTTATCACGCTCGGCACGTTCCTTTTGAATGGCGGCATCAAAGCGGCGGTCTTTGATTTTGCTCACGCACCCGCCCACCCCACCGCTCACCAGCGCCATCACCACCAACGGCCCAAGCACCAGCCCGATTTGCGCAAGGGGTGAGAGCGTGAGAAAGGTAGTCCATAGCCTTTTCATACCGGCACCCTCGCACCCGTCAGCAGCCACGCCAATAGGCCCATAGCAAAAGCTATTCTACCGATCTCCGCGGCTGTTGCGTTTCTTCCCGCGGAAATGGCATAGACGATTAATCCGAGTATGCAAATGATTAGTGCAATCATGGTTGTTTTACCTCCTGACTTTTTGTTGTGACGGCAACCTTATCCGCCAGCTTCGAGCCAACATTCGCCGTAAAATAAGCCCCCACGATAAGAGAAATCAGCGTGACATAGTTATCACTGGTAATCTTGCCAATCCATACGAGCGTGCTGGCAATGGCAATCACCAAAAGGGTGATGATGAATTTCCGTAGTCCAGTAATCACCCCTACCCTTCCTTATGACAAGAAGTGATGCGGAGGGGTTCGCCAAATTCTTTCTTCAATCTGTCTACCGCATCATTCATACTTTTCGCCTCTACGACTCTTTGCTTAGACCTCAGCACGGTTTCCCCGTCCTTGGTCTTTTCCGTATAGATGAAACTGATATGGTATTTGCTCACCACGTCACCGCCCAGGTAATCAGCCCCGCTACGATCAACACAAAGACGACAATCATGATGGCCTCAAAGTTATCCCAAAAGAAGCTTTCCTTTTCGTTCATCCCGTCACCGCCTTTTCTCGTTCGCAAACACCGGCCTCATCTTTGGGCGCTTCGCAATAGCAAGTTGGCAAAGCATCAAGTTTTTCGTGCAGGCGGTTCAAATCTGCCGACATGGATTTCAGGCACTCCGCAACATTCTTATGAATGCGATTAGTCTTTTGACCACAGATGCCGCAAGTCATAAGCTACCCTCGCAAACTCTGCACCGTGAAGGCGCGATAACCGGCACTCTCAGCCGCCGCTTTTGCCGACTCCACCGACAAATAGAATGTTTCTGTCAATGGCTCAGTTATGCCGGGGTCGTTACGAGAGGCTACGCGATAGCCCAGGCGTTTGGCATTTTCCAATGTTTTCTCGGCGCACTCTTCACGGGTCTTCAAATACTTGTAGCCACCTGGCCTAGATAATATGATTAAGATTTTACGGCTTGGCATATCTCTTACTCCCTTTCACTTCAAAATATTTAATCTCTAGTACGTTCACCTTTGGCACGCTTGCAACATCCCTGAACTTCTCGCCGTCAAAATCCATCGCAATGGTGATGACTTCCTTGTTTTCGTAAACCAATATTCCGGCGCTCTGTAGTTCAAAACGAACATCCAGGCCGTCACCATACATCCATTTCTGGTACTCGCCACCGGCGTCGTTCCATCGGATGTAAACAAGTTTCATGGTGCCTTCACCTCATTAGAAAACTGAATCGAATATTTAGTAGGGTCGGATTTCGTCTCAGCCTCTTTCATCTTCCGCAAATGGACAACTATGACGACTGTTAGTACCGCCACCACGACGATGCAGGCAAAGAATATGGTCAGCATTGGGTTCTGTTGATAGAAGGCCACTATGGAGCCGATGCCAGAGGCAGACATTAGATAGTTGAGTAGGTCGGTGGATTTGCCTTTTGCGATTTTCACGGGTTCATCGAAGGCGCTGCTCACCACAGGCAAAGTGGGCTGATTTAGTTGAACGCCTGTTGCGCCTTGCTCTACTGTTTGGACTGGAGCGGGTATCTGTGACTCTGGTTGAAGGGCAGGCGGAGAAGAAGAGTAACCGTTTCCATTAGCTTCCGCCGCCAATGGTTCCTGCCCTTCAGTCAAAGCATCGCCTAAGATGGTTTCAAACAATACCGCATAGCTGGCAATTAGTTTGGCTTTATCTAATTTGTTTATGATTCGCCGCGCTTGGTAGAAATCTGTTTTATCTTCGTTGATATAATCATCAAGCGATTTACCAGTAAACAAGCCGCGCCTCATCCCTTCGCTGGCGATGTGATAACTGATTGGCGGGGATAGTGCAGTCTCAGGAAATTCCACAAGGTTTGCGCCGGTAATCTTTGAGAACGTGGTGTAATTTGTGCGACCCGTGATCTGCACATAGCCCCGGCCTTTGAACCGAACGCCATCACCTTTCTTTGTATTGCCTAAATCTCTGCGTCCTTCATAAGCAGCGCCACTAGCATACTCATTTATAGGTTTCCACTTATCAGCGCATTCATGCTTAATTGTTGCCAACATATAACTGACCTGTTGAACATCGATCACGGAATCGCCCCACGCCTCATCGGCTTCAATAAAATCAAGCAAATCTTCAATGCCTGAAACTTGTGACTGCGTGAGTCTGCCAAACGCTTTCCTATAACTCTTAAAAAATGCCTCCCTGTTAAAATTCATTTCTTCTTCTCCCTTTCACAGCCCCTCTAACCTTTCACTCAGACTTTTCCCCGCACAACACCGACCCTGACACCTGACAGCCGCCTGCACCACCTCAATTGCCTCCAAGAGTATGGCTCTTTTGGTAAACACCGATTTCATTTCATAGCGAGATGCGATCCGCAGAACGATTGCTTGCAAATCCTTTGGCATACTCTTTAGCCGCCGCTCAACAGCATTCAGACTGGTATTCACCACCAACTTGGTTTTCAAGTAGTGCTTCTTACACCGTTGAGCTTGAAACGTCACAGGGATGCCACAGTCCACGCAGTAGTAGTTGCCCCGGCTTCTCGCTGGTTGTCTCTCGCTTACTCGCATAATAACCTCCCCGCCCAACGCCATCTCCCTTGACATTGAATTTAATCCGGCATCAGGCGGGGTGAAGGCCGAGAGCATCGTCGCCCCTGTGACAAACTCCCGGCCAACATCAATCGTGAATGAGCGCAATTCGTGTCTAATTTCACTTAGCCCTCTTAATAAGAGGCGGCCTTGATAACCGTCAAAGCAGCGGTTGCTCATTCACGAAAAAGTTTCGGCAACCAAGCCCATAGGCTGCATTAATCTCTTACTTCGGAGGACAGGTGGTTGCCGAAATTGTCAAAGAGCTATTTAGCATTTATCGTGACGGCTAAATCCTCTGCCGTGATGCGCTGTGATTCACGGATAGCATCTGCCATCGGTTGAGTTTCCTTGCTCACCTCTTTCAAGATGCGCTCATATTCCGCCCTTGCTTTGGGGTCTTTCAAATCAAGCTTTTTGATTTTCACTTCACCGCTACCTCTCTCGTTTGCACCACAACGAATTTTCTTGCCTTATAAAACCCCGGCAAAAGTTTGAGCAAAGTCTCTGCTGAGTCTATGAGCGTTCCATCAACCGATGTAATCACATCGCCCGATCTAATCCCCTTCTTACCCCAAGCCCCTGGCACATCAACAACAAACCCCGCACCCTTAACAAACTTGCCAAGAATCGCCCCTTGCCAATCATTCTTGGCGGCTTGTAGTTTTGGCTGTGGGGTTGGGCTTCCACGGTAGCAGTTGGTACAATTATCACCTTCGAGCAAACAGCCTTCATTGGTTGAACCCTGCACACAGGTTGTTCCCACAATGGCGCACTTTGCGGGGAAATTAGCAGAGGCGCAGTTGCCAAAGTTTTTGGGTGTCGGCAAATCTGGTAGCGGTTTAGTCGGTGCAGGCTTTGGCCGTGGGCGTGGTTTTGGCTTGCGCTTACGCTGTGCAAAGGCCAACACGAATAAAAGCATGACGACGGTGATTGTGATGGTTAGTTTTTTCATTCCTCAGTTGTCCTTTGAATAATCTCCATTGGCAAAATCCTGACTGATACGTTTGGGCTTGGGCTTCACCTTAACCCTGCGAGGTTTGGGTGGAGGTTGGGGTTTCACTTCTGCCTGCACAAAAGATTCTTTCATCGCTCTTACATCCTCTTTGTTTTCATCAACCGTTTTCTTAATGTCAATAATGACGGCTTCCTGCTTGTTCTCCCGCCAGTGATAAAAGAGGATGGCTAAGAATAGAACGATACCGAGTAGGGGGATGTCCCACGAATCGTTTGAAGACTGTCTTCTCATTCTGACCTCTCATAGAATTTACTTACCCCCCTTACGTTTTAACTCGGACTCTAAAGCGGCAATCCGCTTATCCTTTTCCTCAAGTTGCAACTTCTGAATCGCAATAGTAATCTTATCCGCTGTCCGCTCTTCTCTCAGTACCCTCTCAATTTGCCGAATTTCCTTAGCGTCCTCTCTTATGTCCCTGGCTAACTCTCTCTGACCAACAATCTCTTCTTTGGTTATCTCATCGTCGGCAAGATTCCGGTCATCTTCCAGTTTCGTTTTCCGCTTGTAGCGTTCGACCATCAGATTGGAGCCAATGATTGAACCGATCAGTGAGAGGATGGCTATAAGTATGCCCACGTATATTTGTTCGGTAGTCAATCAATGACCTCCTCCTAGTACAGCGGCATAGTTATCCAACTTCTTACTCATCACGGAAAGCCTCTCTATGGCTTCTGAATCCCTCTGTGTGGGCCTGACTTCCAACTTGGCTTGAATCTCGGCAATCTCCCGCTTTAAGTCCTCAGATAGATGAATCTGATGATTAATCTTCCGCTGGTTCATAATGGCAAACTTCACCCTGCCGATCATATCTATTTGAAGTAGCGGCTTGCCCCAGAAATCAATTGCGCCATTCTTACCAGCTTCATCCTCCAATTCGTGTGAGCCTGAAATCGCTATTATTGCTGTGCGCCCGTTCACTGCCTCCACCACGACTTTCAATGTGTCGATGCCGTCAGAATCGCCCAGGCGCAAATCTAACAAAATGATTTCGATCTTTGGCGTTGTGCTGATAACCTCCAGCGCCTCAGTTAATGAGGTGGCCTTTAACAGCGTGATGCCGGTTTGCGGTGTAAAGATTTCACCGAGTATGTCAAGAATGGCGTCATCATCATCCACGGCTAATAAATAGCACTCGTGGTCTGCGTCACACACTGTTCTGATATTGCTTCCTGGCATCACTTACTTTTCTCCACTCCCCACTCTGTTATTGATGCTTCGCGCCAACCCTGCTAAAAAAGCCGCTACTTGTGCCCGGCTCTTTTGCCCCCTTGACGGCTGGCGCGAAAGGGTTATTGCACCAACTGGTGAACCCTGATTGGCACACAATACTTCTCTGCATCCTCGCGCATCTCTTCTTCTGAAACCGGCGCATCAGGTTGGAAGCGGATTTCAACCCGACCTGTGGCACGCTTCACAATATACTCATCCCAAATAAAGTCGCCGGGATGAGCCAATGCCGCCCATTGTCCCCTGTTATTCTCACCGACCAACACCCACACATAGCCCTCTTTATCATCGGCCTCAATACAGGTAGTTAGCTTCTTGCCGTCAAGAAAAACTTCTATGAAATAGGAGTGCTGGCAATTCACATTCACTCTCATTTTTCACCTCGCTTCACCCTGGCATTGTGAGCCACAGCCCACAGGTGTGCGCCTGCACCCACGACCATGATGATGGTGCCAATCACCAAACTCTTTGCGAAGACAAACGCCACGCCAGCAAAAGCCAAGGCAACACCTACATAAATGAAAAACTTCGGCTTGGATATGCGGCCATCCTTCCCACGTACCAACTTATTTGCTTCGGCAAAATCCCCAAGACTTGAGCGATAGTCCATTATGGCGGAGATGAGGAAAAGGATGATGGAGGCGATGAAGATGATTTTCATAAATTATCCTTGGTCTAAAACCCCTGCGCCTGTTGCAAACCAAAACGCTGACACCTTCCTAAAACTCTGCACGTTAAACCCGCTCAGCGTCGTGCCAATCGTTGTCTCTCCGAATACATTGGAAGGCCAGGCAAAGGTTCTGGCGCTTGCCGGGTCTTGCCTGATAACAAAAGTCACGATCTGCCCCTCCACGCCATTGACGATCTGTGAGCTTGTCACATTGGCTGTGAGAGTGATGAAAAAGGTATTCCCGGTGTCGGCATTGAACACGGGAGTTGCCTGAAACGGCACGGTCTGCATGACCGCATTATTCGGGCGATAGACGGCGTTTGGCGGAATCACATAATCCTCACCAGTAAGCGAACCTGCCGAGGTGGTGAGGGTAAGGCTAACTGACCCCTTTAATGTCCAAGTGCCGGATGCAGGGACCGTCACACCAATAGGGTTGGTGATGGTCAGATGTGAGGCATCCGCAACCGCAGAAATGGGAAAGTAATAATCACCAAGTTGAATATATTGACCAATCCAAGCGGAGTCGAAGTTGGTGCCTGTGGAACGAGTGACGGTTAAGCCAGAAACAGTAAAAGTGCCGGTTGGTGCCGCTGCCACGGCTGAAATCGAATAATAGGTGGCGTCAATCTTAATAGTTGTACCAACCCACCGGGTGCTGAACAGATTACCAGTTTTATATGTAACCGTCGTGCCGCTGGTGTCTACCGTGCCTGCCAAGCCATTGGGTTCATATTCCTGCAAAGTGGAGGTGGTATCATCCCGATCTAATAAAATGTTCGTTGCCTGAATCAGCGTGTAGTCATAGGTCGTATGACCACGTACCCTATTTCTCAGCAGTTTCACCCCGTCGCCGGATGCGCCAATGCCGAAAGTCTGTACATAAGATGATGACGGGTCATTAAAAATATCATTATCCGAAATAACAACATCATTCATATTGACGCTAATGCCGAATGAAGTAACTCCATTGCCGTTGCTGACGATTTGGTTGCCGGTGATGCGGATGTCACGACTGAGACTTGCAAAATCAGGCGTGCCGTCAGTACAACCAATCCCCTGCAATTCATTTTCCCTGATGATGTTATTGCTGATTATCGCGTGAACCACGTTGCCGCCGATTTGCACGCCCGCCCCGCTACCGGCATTCCCGTTGCGTTCGATAAGATTTCCCCGCAACAAGACATCTTTGCCGAGGCTTGGATTGCCTAGTCCCCCTAGCGCCACCCCCACATTCCTATTCCTTGCAACGTAGCAATCGGCCATCTGGAACCTCGACCCGGCAAACTCCAACCCACCGCCGCCGTTGTCTGTGAGGTGACAGCCACGAACCAACAACCCACCGCCCGTGTTGGGATTGATTCCGTTATCGCTGCAATGATGAACGTCGCAGTCGAGGATTTTGAAGTTGATGTTGGTTGGCGGGTCGGCTGCTTGGTCGCCAACGTCGCCATCTGTCCTTATTCCCATCCCCCAGATATACGCGATTTCGCAGTTGCGAATAGTAATGTTAGATATTGCCCCGGTTGCCCCTGTGCCAATCCTCACGCCAAAGGTGAGGCCATTAACAGACGTGTTGCCAATTCCACCCACATTGGTTCCAAGTATGCTCAGGTCGGACAGGGTAAATTTATCTACCCCATCTCCGACTGAGATTAGGCTTGCTTGTGAACCCCCGTTGCGGGTGGGTCCGACATAATAAAGAACCGTTGCCCCTTTGCCGTCACCATTGATTTTGGTATTGCTGGCAATGGCTAAAGCTGCCGAATTGACCAGATACTTGCCGCGTGGGAAGTAGAGTGCTGCATTTGATGACATGGCGGCTTTTGCTTTGGTGACGGCAGAAGTATCGTCGGTGCCAATGGTGACAGTTTTGCCAGATATGGTAGCTGAGGCCGTGACCGACACCGTAACAGTTGTGCTATTGGTGTAGCCCGTTATTGTTCCTACTAAATTATGACGGCTTGTGACGCCTTGTAGGTCGGCTGCTGATGCGCCTGCACCCTGAATGTCAACAACCTTGCCAATATCAGCGGCGGTGAATGCGGCGGTTGCCGAGGTGAGTGTCTGGGTGCCGCTTGTCATTGCGCCGTCTGTAACTTGTCTCGCATTCCCTGCGCCACCGAACCAAAACGGATTCACCCCGGCGATGCGCTTGCCTAAGATCACAGAGCCGGAGCCGGTAAAAATCTGTCTGAAGGGTGCAATCAAAGGGCCGTTGATGGTGAGGGTCTTCGTAGAAGAGACATTGAATTCACCTACACCCATAACGATTAAGGTGAGAGTTTCAGGAATGGTTAAATCAGCAGTCACCGCCATACTTGCGGGAATCTCTAAGACGGCAGGGGTTGCGCCAATGGCTGTAACGGCAGCGGAAAGGGAAGCGTAGGCCAATACGCTATGGTTGCCCGTTCTGCTCTTGAATAAATCATCCAATAGACAAAATCGGTCAACAGGTGAGGTGAGGGCATTGGGAACAACGTAAAGCCCCGCGCCGCTGCCCGGATTGGTTGTCTGTGTAAATCCTAAGATGTCATCATCTGCCATGTTCTACATCGCCTTTTCACAATTGAGTTGGGTGATAACCTGATAATTGCTCATTGCCTGACTGATGCTCTCGATAAAATATGTCTCGTTTATCCCCGTGTGCGGTTCAATCACCGTCACAAGGTCAGAGATTTCCCGCTCTAATACCTGCTCTAAGTTGGCACTATATAGCCCCGTGGCGATGCGGATGGACACCGCAGGGCGGGGCAAGCTGTATCGGTCATAATAGGCTTGTGCAATCGCTTGTGCCTGCGCTAAGGGAATCTCGGCAATCACATCGGGCTTGTACAATTGACCTTCTGAATCCGCCGCCGTTTCAGGGTAGGTAACTTCGTTTGACCGAACCACAGAGACAGGTTGTGCGCGAAGTTGGAGGCCAGTAAGAGTTGAACCTGCACCATCGTCTGTGATGGTCAGCGTTAAGCTTCCGCCATTATCCCGATCAATCGCCATGCTCACACCACCACTAACAACAAAGTAATCGGGACCAGAGCCTTTAACAGACTTTGTAACTTTCAACGCATCCTTATACCGGCTTGCCATGAGCGTGGAATCGACTACAAGTGTTGTGCTAGGAGGGAAGGTCAACCCATCGGTGTAATTGACAACTATGGTGCTTGTCAGGTCGCCGGATGCTGAAACATCGCCGGGGTCATATTGCGAGGTATTTTCCCACGCGGTCTGTACATTCGCCCCGGTTGCCGTGTAGAGAATCAAGGGGGTCGTTGTTGAACCCTGGCGGAGTTTGAAACTACCAGATGTGATGGGGGTGTTTCTTGGGATCAAGGTGTCTGTATAGGTGCCTGCTCCATCATCCGTGCGAATCGGGTCTAAGGTTGTCAGTGAAGAGACAGAATTTAACTGGCTTACCACAGTCATCAATTCTTGTTCAGCCTCGGCAAAATCACCGATGAACATGACGCTGACGGGGTTAAGATTTACAGGACCGCCACCACAAGCAAAATTACCCGCGCCGAATGCCGTCTCTAATGCTGTTTGTACATCTGCTGCCGTCGCGTTCCATGCTATCGGCGCTGTGCCTGTCCCTTTCCATCCGAGTGCGAAAGTGCCAGAGGTTAAGGTGACAATCGGTGTGAGTAACTGGACATCATTAGTGCCAAAGGGTGTGGGAATCTGGGCATTAAGGAACGGGTCAGAGCCACGGACAATCAACTTCTTAACTTGCCCCGCCGCCAGCACTAAATCCCCGCTATAAGTCCAAATGGTTTCAAGTGGCTGCGCTTCGCGTTCCTGCTGAACAATCCGACAAGCTAATATGACGTTCTTAAAATTCGGGTGATAGTCCAATCCGACATTGATACTCGCAGTTGAATCATAGGTCGCCTGGGAAACCACCGAACGGGTCTGTGTCTCTCGGCTAGTGCTATTTTCAAATACAATGTTGCCCTCGGCATCTTCATAGAGGCTTGCGCCTAGTCCTTCCGTTAGGAGTATGCGAATCATCACACTCGCCGCATCTTCGTTATCAGCGACAAAAATATCAATCGTGTTGTTACCAACTTGCAATACCCTGTCGCCCACGGGCCACCCCGCCGCATCAAGCACAATAGTAATAGCTTCATCAGTCCTGATGTTTTGGTATAAGGCTGTAGAGATAGTTTTGCCCCTGAGTCTGCTCATCATTCCTAAACAGGAGATGCCTACGGTACGCACGCCAAAGCGCGGGTCATGTAAGAAGTCATCAATTAACACCGTACATACAACGCGGTCAGCCGTGGGCAGACTAAGCAGGGCATCCGAACTGCCAACTTTCAGTATCTTGTCACCTGCAACCGATCTTAAAAACCCGCCTGACCTGCCATCTGATATAACTCTCAATCGCTTGCCGGGTTCCAGTTGCCCGTATAAAGGACCGCCCGTATTGCCGGGGCTGTAATCACGATTGAAATTCCACAAGGCAAGACTCAAGGTGCCAGCAGCCGGGGGAGAAAAGGCCAAGCTGCTTTCTTTACCTCTCGAAAACGCCATGCCGACATCCATGTTGATGTCATCGCTGACATCGCTGCCGCTGCCTGCGTAGGTGAAATCATTGCTCCAATCTATATGGACGCCCAGAGGGTTACTCATAACCACCTCCGGCTTGACTCTTCATTCGCCTGCCTAACCAATGTCTTGAATTGTTGGTCGTGAATAACAGGGCCGTGAAAGTGGAGATGTATAGCGTTTGTACCTTGACTGCTTGTACTACTACCCGCCGCAGATAGGCCAAGGCTGTTGTTATTGCCAGCCAATACGCTTTGCTCTAAGGTAAGGTTCTGACCCCCACCAAAACCTTGAGTTCCCGTCAGCACGGTTGCCAGTGACAAAACACCTTCTCTTAAATCACGTACAGCCGCCTCGATATTATCTCTAAAGGTGCCTGCTAGATTCCCAAAGTTCACTGACGCACCGACGAGTTCAGCCATCTTGCTTATGGCATCAGCAAAGCCCGTGGTAAAAGCTACGAGCGCATTAAATGGCGCGTCTTTTAACTCCCCAATCGCCTTGATGGAATTTGCGCCAGCGGTAACGGACTCGAATATGACTTTGGCTTTCGTGGCAAATAGTAGGGCGTCATCAACCATCTCGGATGCCGCGCCGTGGGCAAGTTCACCCAGTCTTAAAACGGCGGTTTCCGTAAACTGCACCAAGCCCTCAAACGCCGCTCCGATACCAGGGAAATTCGCTCCGGCCTGGTCGCGCCCACCTGACAGATTGGAAAGTTCAACGAATACACCTACCGCGCTTCTCAGTGCGTCAAATACTGCCTTGGTTTTATTGGAAAATGTTTCCACCTCTTGCATCAGCGCGTCGGTCATCGAGCCTGAGATTCGCGCCATTAGTTCAATGCTTCTGCGGATGTAGATTTCCAGCGCGTTAAACGGCCCCTCTTCCACATTCTGTAAACTATCAAGGGCGTTGAATGACTCGACGGCATTCTTAATGATGGCAATGACCCTGCCTGCGGAGTCGGCAAACTTACCGGCTTTCTCCGCCGCCTCCAATCCTATTGCGTCGGCAATCTCACCCATTTTGCTTACTGCTAAACGTATATCAACACCTAAAGCATCGAAGGAATCGGAGGCAATAGATTTGTAGGTATCAAGAGAGGCTAAACTTTCAAAAGCAGTCTTTATCAAGCCAAAAACGGTTGTTAAATCAGCGCTCATCTCAGCCGCCCTGCCTAACATCTCTTGCTCGATGGCCTGAGAAATCTCAACCATCTTTTTCAGGATGTAAGCGACATCAGCGGCAAGAGCATCGAATATTGTTTCACCAATGGGTTTATATTCCGAGATTCCCGCAAGCCCGGTGAAGATGCTGCCCACCGCATCAAATACCTGCTTGAATCGGTCACCTGTTTTAGCGACTTTGTTTAAGGCGTAACCGGCAAAATCTTCGGCAAGCGCAAAGAAGCGATCTATGATGCGTCTGGTTGTGCCGAAGGACTGGTCTAACTGCGCGTCAGTGACCGTGATCTTAGCGGCGGTAACAATCGAGTTGATGAGTTCGGGGAATTTGGAAATCAATTCAACGGAACTGGTCAACTTCGTACTAACCTTATTGGCAAGCTTGGCGCTCTTTATCTCTATTTCACCGACAGCCGCAATCCACTTATCGATTATCGAAAAGGTGGTTTGAATAAACTCGGCGATCTTCCCGTCACTGACGCTCTTGAGGTTGCGAATCGCCTCGATAAGTTGTGCGCCACCTAACATCAGATCAATTGCGCCGCCCAGGTTGTCAGTAACTAGCTTTGCTTGTGCCAGGGCTTCGCCCTTAAAGGTTTTCGACAGGTCAACGAATAGAGTCAGGATGTCACCCAACTTATTAATGAACCGCTTAATTGCCTTGCGGGGCATGTCGATCACGTTGGAATCTGCGATGCCTTCAAGAAGCGTTAACCCCTTCTGCATCACATCCACCATCGTGCCCTTGATATCTTCGTAAACGCTGGCAATATCAGCTTTCATCTTATCCAGCGTTAGCTTGCGCTTCTCTTTTTCAAACTCACTTGGACCGCCAAAGATGGCTGAGAGGATGCCGCCAATGGGGCCACCTACTAGAAAGCCCCCGGCAAAGCGCACAGCCTTTGAATCATCATGGAAAGTGGATGCGAATACGCCTACCGCTTGCGCCATCGCGCTATACACCCCGGCTATCGCGCTAACAGCAGAAGAAGTCCCTGCGGCTATGCCTGATGCAATGCCCCCCGTTACAGCACCCCCTGCGGCTTGACCTGCGGCGGTGGCTGCACCGGCTGCGGATTGCGTTGCAGATTTCACTAGACCGCCTACCGCGTCACCCACCGCACCTGTAGATTTATCGTTTTTGAATATTCCAATTATGGCATCGACTACGCCTCCGATATTCGATGGAATTGAATCAGAGATTTTTGAAAGTAATCCTAAGATTTTGTCCGCGAAACTTATCCATTGCGAAATCGTGTCGGTGATTTTCCTTGTCGCATCACCCCACTTGCCAGGCATGGTGTCTATGATTCCGAACACATCCCCCATAATGCCCTTGAGAGATGACGGCAGTTTACCGAAAGCCTTCTCCCAAATACCTGGTAACTGCACTAGCCCCTGCTTCCACTTCTCAACAATCTTGTCTATCGCTTCCTGATTCATTCCCGGCAATTTGGCTAGGGATTCCCGCATGTTCTGCTCAACGAACCTTTCAAACTCTTTGCCGGTCTTGCCCAGGTGTTCAGCGAATTGCTCATAGTCGCTTATCATTGAATCAATGGCGCTCTTGGTGTCGAGTTCAAGCCGTGCTACAGACAACCGTATATCTTTATCCAGAGCCTCTTTGATCTTATCGGCAGTGTTGGCAACGATGATGCCCGTGGTTTTGAATTTCTCGCTCAGAGTCTCAATTTCATTAGCGGTCAACTTCACCACGGGGATGGTGCCCTTGCCGAGAGTGTTGATGAATTCTTTGAACGTAGTTGAGCCGGTCAGCAACGAGCGGGTAAGCTCATTCACCTTATGCGAATGGTCTAACATCTCGGTAGCGGCATGTTTTAATGAATCGCCCGTAGCATCAACATTGCGGTTAAATTCTTTCTGTGCGGCAAGTACATCATTGATGGCGACTACATTTTTCTTCTCTTCATCCGTCAACTTCGCCCACATTTTTTCATTGATTTCAATGTCGTAACCCGCCGCCTTCAATGCCTCGTTTATCTCTTTCAGGGGCACCGTGATATGTTTAGATAAATCAACACCAGCTTTCCGTGTCTCTTCTTCGGCTCTTTTCCATGCCATCACATAACCAAGCAAGCCATCCTGCCCACTTGTCACCATCTTGGCTAACTCTTCTTGTGTGAATTTGGCGGTTAGACCTAACGATTGAAGATATTGATTGACGCCCTCGGTTACTACCTTTAATGCCGACACCAATTCCTGACTGGCTTCCCTTTGTTTCTTCTTCATCGGGTCGAAAAGACCGGCAAGCTTATCGGCGTTCAAGAGCAATTCTGTTACCGCAGCACCAAACCCGCCTATACCTTCTTTGAAGCCGTCAAGGATGGCTTTGCCCATGTCATGGCCGCCCTTGCGTGCCTTCTTTCCTTCTTTATCAAGATCGCCCGTGAGTTTCTTTAACTCATCAAGGATTTGTGCACGGAGTTTGGAATAATCGAATTTCTTTGCGGCCTCTACGCCCTTGTCGAACGCATCACCAAACGCCTTTGCTGTTTGCCCACCCAAGAAGCCCATCGTGGCACGCATATCGCCTTTCAGACGTTCCCCAAGTGCCTTCATATCGCCCGACATCTTTGCACCGGCATCAAGTAGCGCACCTGAAAAACCCGCCGAGAGAGCTACAGAAAAGCCAACCATATCGCCGGTTGCGATGGCGGTTAATACGCCGCCCAAAGTTTGTTTTAGGAAGTTGAAAGCGAGAACTACGCCGTTGGCCATGATTTTCGCGCCGCTCACAATGGCATCAAAAACCATAATCACTTGACGCCCAACGGCTGATATCACGTCAACCAGATAACCGGCTGCCATCGCCATCGCCTTGAACACGCTACGCCAGTTGATTTCTAAGCCCCCCGTGGCTTCTGCGATTCTTTCCCAGTTCTGCACGACAGCAACCGCCATAGTGCCGACAATCGCAGTCACACCCACTAGCGCCAATGTGACAGGGCCGCCCAGGATTGCCACAACTGTTCCGGCTGCCAATACGATTCCGCCAATGGCTGCGCCTGCGGTAATAAAAGCGGCTGCGGCTGCAAGCACCGACCCCGGCAGATTGTTCAGCACACCCATCAATTGCACACCGACACCAAAAGCGGTATTGCCTGCGGTGGCAAACTTGTCACCTAATGCCGCTGCGAGGTCTTGAAATTGTGCGGTTAAAATGCGCGATGAATTTGCCATCCCCGTGGATGTGCGCTGAAAATCGCCCATTGCATCTTCGGATTGGTCTAATATTTCTAAATAGCGGAGTAAGACTTTTTGCTGTTGTGAGAGTTCACCACCAGCATTCTTTAACCCAACCTCGAAAGACTTGTGTTTTACAGTCGCATCATCAACAAGAATACCGATGCGTCGGAGGGGTTCGGACTCACCAATTAAGCCGCTCCTAACTTTCTCGATTCCTTCCGCTACGCCGCCTTGAATGTTCCGCAATGATGTAAGGTCAGCGGCAAGCGCGATTACTCCCACGCTTAAATCTGCGCTGGCCTGCCTGCCTAATCCCATTGCGGTGAACATTCCGCCAAAACTTGCGGTTGCCTCTAATGCGGCTTGTCTTGAGATACCAAACGAAGTTGCTGATGTGCTGGCGAATTCTTTAACCGTGCCAGCCGCTTCTTTGAATACCGCCTCGGCTGCGTTCACCGATTCAGATAGGTCTGATGAGGCTTTTGTGGCGTAGGCAATAGCGCCACCGAAAACACCGGCAACCACGCCACCAAATATCTGCATCTCGCCTGCAGCCGCCTTGATCTTCGGCCCCAATTCAGCGAGAAAGCCACCCGTCTGAGGCTTGGCGATTTCCTGATTTGCACTCGCAACCGCTTTCTCCATCGCCTTGTAAGCGTTGTCGATATCTTTGGCTGTCGCTACACCCGATGTACGGATGCGCTCAAATGCCTGTACCGCATCTGACGCCGATTTATTAAGAGATGCTTGTGATTTTACGCCCAGAGTTTCAAAGGCTTGGATAACAGGGTCAACCATGCCCTTAGCTTTTAGCCCAAATTCTTTAAGGGTCTTTTCTAGCGGGTCGAGAACATTATTACCCTTGCCGAGTTTGTCTATTAACTTTTGCCAGGCATCGCCAGCTTTTAGCGCCCCACCGATGAAAGGGTTAGGGTCTAAAGCTACTTCGCCTGTTAAGTCTGCAACGGTTGACATTCAACCAACTCCTATTTAGACTGCGCAAAGCCTATGAATACGGGTGTGAAAATTCTTTTAGCTGTCATCATCGGCTTCGTTCTGTTAATCGGCGGATGTGTCGCCATCACTGGTGGCCTGTTCACCTTGGGAATAAAGAAAGCCGGGGAGATTGAAGACAACGAACGCCAACAAGTCGCTGATGCCATTACCTCAAAATCTGCTATCAGGTTAGACGTTTCAAAATTCTTGTCTGAATACGACGCAAACAAACTCACGGCTGACGGGAAATACATTGATAACGTCCTCACCCTTTCAGGCGTGGTGACAGATATCAGCGATTCACTTGGGCAACTTTCCATAAGCCTTTCACCTGATAACAAATCATTCAATTCGGTGTCCTGTTTTTTCGATAATGCCGATAAGGGCGAACTAACTAGACTCAGCAAGGGGCAACAAGCAAAAATCACTGGCATTTGCAAAAGCGGTTCGCTCCTAACGAAATGCAAAATCACTTCTGATTAAAAGCCTCTTGCTCAGGAGGGTCCGGCAACTTATCCTCTTCAACATCCTTAACCCTAGTCTTGCTCTTGGCCTTTGCTACAGCAGCCTCAACCGTGCCTGCCTTTTCAGCCGCAGGCTTACCACCAAGCCAACCGAATTCGGTCATCTGCTCTCTGATGTATTGGACTTGCCCCGGCCCGTCATAGCCGTTTTCGAGCAACTTTTTCTCATCCACGTCCTTGCCTGACTTGTTTATAAACTGCTCCCAATAATCGGCTGGCAAATTCAAGAGCGTGCCCTTTCGCTGAACTTCTTTGTTATCCATTTCAACCTCCAAAGTGCTGAGTTTGTATTTAGCCTCGCTGTTTACCGTCATAACGCAACGGCGAAGTTTTCCACTTCTCCATCTGGCAACTCTATCGGGGTCAAGTTTCCATTCTCTTGAGATTTGGTAGACAAGTCCCCATTGTGGCTGACATCCGCCATCCCATTCTGGGTCATTGAACCGCTGCCAGTCGGCAAGGACTTTCCCTCTGCCACCACCTTCTTTTGATAGTGGTTCATCACAGCAATAGTGATGAGTTTGATTGATGTATCACTCATTGCATCAAGCAAGGCTTCTGAAACCTCCAAACACGGTTCAGCGTGCGCCTTAGCTTCCTCGTCCTTCCAATACTCCCAAGAGGTAAGCACATTTTTGAGGTATGGCACGGCGAAGGGTTTGAAGTTGGCTTGCGCTTCCCACAGGCGCTTATCCTCGGTCAACTGGATTGCTTCCTGTGGACTTGGCGGAGTGCCGTCACGCTGATTCAACAGGTCAGAGCAACGGGATTTGTAGGCAGATTCGATTTGTTTTAGCTGGGTATCACGCTGACTTTGGGTTAACTCGCCCGATTCAAATGATTTTTTGATTAGTTCCAACGCCTTCGCTTTGTCCTTGTCGGCCTCTGCCTTGGCTTCCTCGTACTCATCATCATCAATCGAACCGGCAGTAAGCTTGCGGTTAACTTTGGCAAGGCGTTTTTCAGCTAAGGTAACATCGTCCAAGCGGCTGCGGGTTTCTGTTTCCAGAAACGTCATCGCCCCGTCTGGGTGGACATAAACAACGAATGGAGGTTTTAGAGGAATCTGGATTTCAACCCGTTCCCCCTCCACCTTTTGATTTAGAAACATCGGTTTTCTTCTCCCTTTGGTTGGTTAACAATTTACGACCATGTAATCGCAGCCACATCATTGATGATGTTGAAATTGATGACCTTGCCCCATGTCGGATCGTGGAATAAATCGAAAGTAAATGAATTAGTTGCCGCGCCATCCTGCTCATCCGGCTCTTCAGGCGTCACCAATTTACAGGCGCAATCAATGGCGAACCGTTCCTGGCTTGGCGTCATTCCGGCAATCACATCACCAAGGGCAACGAAGCGGAAAAACACCGATGTGCCGTTGTCAAGGTAGGTGAGGAAGTTCGCAAAGTCCGCATCATCATCACCGCACTTAAATTTGAGTTGTGCCTGTGCCGCAATGTCAGGGCGTGCGTGGTAGCTGGTATCAGACGAGTTCATCCGATAGAGCAAGCTCGAAATGTCAGGAATGGTTATATCCGCTGCCAGGGGCAATGCGAACCGTGCAGCCGCGCCCGTGGTTTCAGCCGTGTCTAGCCCTGCCTGCGTAGATGCAACATAGACATCGAAGTCTGCCGGGTTGACGATCTTGCCGGTGATGCTGGTTAGCCCTGCCGTGGTTGGCGTGGTGTCATCTTGCCGCTTGCCAGCAAAAAACGGCATCTCGAAACCTTGGGCAGCATCCGAGAGGTTGATGGTGAGTGCACGGCCAAAAGCATCAATCACCTTTTGCGCCCTATTCGCATCACCAATCTCAATAGTTGCCGCTTGCTTCGTGATGGTCACGCCATTAGCAAGGTAGAAGTCGCGTTCTTTGCCATTCGTGCCGTCAGCCGCAACGCTGACATTGCCGAACATCGTGATGAACGGATAAACGATGGTGTTGTAGGTAAGTTTACCGGCACAGGTTAACTCTGATGCCTGCTTACCCGGAGGGACCGCAATGGAGGCAAACTGTTCCCCCATATTGGTGTACATCTCACCACCCCGAACGAGCGGCTTGATGCGTGAAAAGCCAAAACCATTTAGGATGGTATCTAGTGTGCCGCCCGTGCCGAATGCTGCCTGTGCGCCAAATTTCGCGCGTTTGTTGACCACTGAGTTGACTGCCATTTGATTTTCTCCACAAGCTGGCTGCTTGCGGCGACGGCTGTTAAGCCTTTTGCGGAAAGCAGAAAATCAAATGTTGAAGCAAAATCAACGCGGCTATTGCGGTGTTGGTTGCTCATGTTATTCCTCGTTCGCCCCTTTTAATTCAGGAAATAGTTGCTCAAGACGATTCAATGCGAAGCGCAAGGTCATTCGGATGAATTTTAATAATCGAATGAATTTATCGTCTGTCATCACGTCCCTATCACTGCCAGTTCAAAATATGCGCCCTGTTCGGTATAGATAATCCCATCTTCAGGGTACTGCTTTGCATAGGGCGCTTCTCTCACACAATGCTTGACCGTGCCTAATGAATTGCTGCCGGTCTGCCTCTCTAATAAATCATCAATCTTGTCTGCAATGGTCGCTAGCGGGTCAAGGTAGCTACGAATATCCACAATGCCAACCACCAAAAAGCGCATCCTTGTCCACACTCGCTCATAATTCAGTGTTCGAGTGTCCCCACCACCAACTTGACCTTGCCAGCGGATTTGAATCATCGGGAACGCCTCCCCTTGCTCCGCCATCCCTGGATAAATTCGCGGCAAAGACGAGCCGATAAGTGCCGTAAGCGTGCCATCGGCTGCAAGCTTGTCATAGATAAATTGACGGGCGCATTCCATTTCATTCATTACACCGACACTCTCTTGAAAAATTCTCTTTGCCCCGGCTCGTAAACATCTTTTCGGGCAAATTCAACAGCCGTATTGAAAAACGGGTCCGCGTCCATAAACACGGTGCCATCGTTCACAAATTTGGCATAAGGGGCTGAAAATCCCGCCATATATCGCGTCTTGCTCTTTTGCTCCACAAACCCTGTATCCTTCAAGTGAACGTGGCCGGGTTCGCTGTTATTACTGACAGGTGCTATCTGGCTTCCAATGGTTACAACGGTTTCAGCGGTTCGCTTTGAAACGTCACCAGCAACATCAGGCGCACGCCGTTCCATCTCAGCAAACTTATTCCACCTTTTCCACTTGGTCGTAATCATCCCGCATACCCCGTCTGTAACTCATACCCTTCTGCCATAAGCCGTCACCTTCTAGGGCAAATTCGCCAACACCGTGAGAGCCGGGAGCGCATTGGTGATGGTGTTCTTGATTGTCGCAAGAGCAAACTCGGCATCTGCCAAGTGCGTGGTCGTCAAGCCTGCACCAAGAAAACTCGGCACCTCATCAATCTCTCCCTGAGTAATCAGAGCATCATAATTCGGTGCGCCTGCCCACAGAGCATCGAGTTGAACCATCTTGCTATAGAGTTCATCCAAGAGGGTCTTTGCTACTTTGCTGGTATCTGAAACAAAATTCTGATGTACCGTTTCCATAAGCCTCCATTAAGCCGTGCGTTTGAAAAAATAAGCCGTTATGAAGGGAGCCAAATTATTATGAGCTGCCCCTCCACCCGTGGATTGGTTCACCGCCGTCGCTGCCTGATTCGTAGCTGTCGCATTCACCGTACTTTGCCCTGAACTTCTCAAACTCCCCCCTGTCGCCGTGCTCGTCATCAGATGCGTGCCGCCCGTGTTTGCTGTAGTGCCACCCTGCGCCTGCTCTGTATGCCCGTGCGCGTTTTGGGTGTGGTTGTGAGAATCCTGCGTGTGCGTGTGCGAGGGCATCTCAGATGTTATGAGCGTGTGCGTCTTGCTTCCGCCTGTCTTCTCAACCGCGTCAAACTCGGATTGCCCAACATCCACACCAACCAAGCATCTCCCTGCTCCAAAACTTACCCACGTTCCAAACCCAAAGACCGTTGCAGGGTTGGTGTTCACAACCGAAATGTAGATAGAACCAACCGGATAAACCTGAGCCAACGTGATGCCGCTTGCTTCGTGCGTGTGGCTCGCATCCGATTTGGCATTCAAAGAACTCTGAAGATTCGTCACATTCGCAATGCTGTGCGTGTGGGCCGTGGGCGTCCTCGCGTCACTCAACCTTTCATCCCCGCTATCAACCTTCTCAGCCAGTGCAGCCATCAAACCGCTCACCTCTGCCGTGCTATGAGCGTGTGCAGGAGGCGCGTAGGCTACAGCATTTCCGCCAATAGGAACCCTGCGAATAATCACGCCATCCGATACCCGTACTATCCTCACCTCGCCTTCAAAGGTCGTTGGCACTGCGCCGTTTGCCTGCCACGAATACCACCCCGGCGCATTCTCGATAAAATCATCGGTGATGTCATTGCCGACTTGCTGCCCACTCGTATCAATCAACCTTGCCGCAAACGACGCGCCCGGTGTGGACCTAAACCTGATGATTGCTGTTGACATAGAACATCATTTCCAGACTGGCACAAAACCGCTGGAACCATCACTCGTCACTACGGAAATCCACGTATATGGCGCGGATAACGTACTAGCTGGCGAGTTGCTCCCAAGCAGGGCTGACCCTGCACCCGTGCTGTTCGTTCCGTTGAATCTGGGGATACCCGCAAAGACCGCTGAGAGGTCGCCCTTGAGTCTAAACGCTTCGGCTAAGGCAGCGGCATTGTTTACCGTCTTAAATACAAGATTAGACGTTCTTGACGCATGAGTTGACACTTCCCATTCTGCGGCAATCTGCCCTGCATCTTGGTCTTCCGTGGTGCTACTCTCAAGTTGAAACTTCAATCCAGAGCCAAACCCCGCCGCTGGTGTGCCGCTACTGTTGTGACCAAGAATCAGACTATTAGTTATTGCGTTGGTGACGGCATCCGTACCATAGGCTTTGAACGATGCAGCGGCGGCACGCGCAAGGGTGATGTCTAAACTTGAGCCGTAACTAATTTTCCCACTATTCGACAGCACCAACATCGTATCCGCATCTTGCCAGCGCCAAGACTCCGTACCACCGAAAGAAAAGCCGATAGTTGAGCCACCAGGAGAAAAGAACCCACTACCTACGTTTGCCGGATAGAACGTAGGGCTACCAGCCGAACCTCCACGATTGACCTGCACAAAACCATTGCCTTTCGGGGTTAATTGAATATTTGCATCGCTGCCCGAACTAATGGCGCCAAGAACCGTGGTTGCTGTGCCGCCCGTGATGCTAAGTCCCGTGGCCTGGCTTGCCGTATTGTTGACCAATCGGAAAACGGGGTTTGTGCTTCCATTTGGTCCACTCTCAAACGCCGTTGCACTATTGCTCGTGTGAATAAGCGCATTTGTCGTCTTGTTAAAGACCAACCCCGAATCTCCACCGAAACTCCCACCATCATTGAATTGAATTTGCGTATCAGAACCGCCCGGCGTACCACCACCCCCACCAGCCGCCGCCCACACCCCATCATCACGAAGAAACTTCGTTCCATCCGGCGTGCCGGTGATGGAGAGTTTCGACAAGGCGATGCTACCTGCGAGATCGGCATTTAAGATCGCGCCCGTCAGATTCAACTTTGAGTATGCAATGGCAGCACTATTTGAAATCTCCGTGTTCGTGATGCCTGACAGACGAGCCAACGGAAGCGTGCCGCTGTTCAAATCCCCTGCACTCCGCGTTGCAAGATCAGCCAAACTTGAACCTGTCTTGTCAACTTTCGCCCACGCAATCGCTGTAGCATTCCAGGAGCCCGTGGCAATCGTTCCAAGCGTGGTCAGATTCGCACTCCCTGCCCATGTGGAGAGTGCGGTATTCTCAACCAAGTTTAGGCTCAAATCGCTTTTAAGCTGCGCTAAGGTTCGATTAGTCCAAGCACCTGCCTTACGCTGTAAAATGTCGTCATTGGTCAAGGAAAGGCCAGCAATGGCGGTCAGGTCAGCACTATAAGCTTGGACGTTGGAGCCAATCGCCAATCCTAAGTTTGTTCTTGCCGTCGCTGCATCCGTCAGGTCAGAGAGGTTACTGGCTTTGGCAAGTTTGGTTGCGATAGATGTTGTTACTGTGGTTGCAAAATTCGGGTCATTACCAAGAGCCGCCGCTAACTCATTCAACGTATCAAGTGTGGAAGGCGACGAATCAACCAGATTCGCTATAGCCGTGTCTGCGTAGGTTTTCACGGCTGCCACAGTCGGGTAAAGCGTATTGTTGACGGTTGAAAAGTCCGTGGCTTTATTGGCTAATGTCTGATATAGGCCACTTGCTGCGGCATTCTCGACAAGGTTCAAAGAGAGGTCAGATTTGACCTGTGCAATTGTCCGGTTAATCCAGTCTGTGCCATTCCATTTCAAGAAGTCGTTTGCCGCAAGAGAGGTTAAAGAAACGTCTGTGAGGTCTGCCAATGCGCTTGCGCCAACACCACCAGTATCAGTAATTCTTACCCTGCCAGCCGATGGATAGGTAACGGTGAACCCGACAAAATCAAAATCGCCAATTGGTAAGCCGTGAGCCGTGTTGTTATCTCTGACCGTCACGCCTTCATCAGGCACCACGGAGATTGAAACAAGGTCGGCAAGGTTGGCATTAGCAGTATTGGGAACCGTCAAGGCTTTGGGGTTGCTGGCGTTGTACAGCTTGCCGTTTGAATCCTTCCAGAACCCCTCAATATTGCCCGATGTATAAATCACGGAATCACGCGGCACGGAAAAAGTAATCGTGCTACCTACAACTCTCACGGGTGCCATAATCACAGGTATCAACTCACCAGCCTTGCTCACGCGATGGACATTCAAATATCCGCCACTTACCGAGCCGCCCGATAAGATTGCATTGACCGTGCCTGTGATTTCGCAGTAGTCCATAGTCTTTTATGCCGTCGCTGTTGCCGCCTTGTCTTCCTCTTCAAAATCCACAAAGAGCCAATCCAAGGCTGCTATAATTGCCGGTTCAATCTCCTTGTCGCCAAGGTCATCAAGTTTCAACTTATCACCCCAAAGGGTAGTCTCGATTTCAACCAGTTCAGAGTATTGCTTCTGAAACTCTTTCAAAGCTTCCGGTTTCATCACCGCGTATTGCGGTTCGCCCATCGCATCTTTACCCACTACTTCACCGAGCGAATTCACTAGAGCAATTCTTGAGGCTTCATAGTGTTTCAATTCTCGCTGACAATCGTTCAGGATACGACCGATTTTATAGCTGACCTTAATGGGGAATTTTTGCGCTGAAAGGTCGCTTAATGCCTGTATGCCTTCAATGATATTTTTAAGCTTTACCTTCATTATAAAAACAGCACCTCAAGTAATAATCCCAACATATTTGAAACCGGCCTTACGCCTACTATCTCCCCACGTCGGTTATTCTGGCTTGTAATCACTACCCACATTCCCGCGTTGGGAAGTGCCGAATCATACGGGATATAAACAGAACCCCTAACCCTTGACTTTATCTGACCTGCGACTTCGCCCTCACTCGCTGCTTGCTGAGTCGTACCAACACGACAAGGAACATCAGCGGCAAAGGTTGTTGATGTAGTCGGCGCATTGCCTCTATCGGCAATCGTTCGGCCTGCTGGCTGAATAATATCAAGCGTGTCCACAAAGACATTTGCAGCAAACACCTCACGCGCCCTAGCTAGCCTGTCAGCCGATAGATTCATATTTCCGCACTCGTTGGTTCAATCCAATTAGTGTTGAATGAAACAATCTCAAAATCAGAATCAAGGTAGCCCAATCGCCTGACCTCTTCTTTGGCGTCGGCTAACAGGGCATTAACCGCTGTTATGGTCTGACTACGCTTCTCGTTCACCGTACCATCATTCGCCGTTACCGAATAATCCACGGCGTCAGAAGCTAGATAAACCTTGAGCATCTTCAATGCGTAGTAATCACAAAGAGCTAAGAATGCTGGCACATCTGACGCCGCAACCTCTGCGGTTGCCAAATCCCCTTCATCCGTTCCCATCTCCCTTAGTGCCGAATCAATAGCCGAACCAAAACCAGCGCGAGAATCGCCCGTGTCGCATTGGGCAACCGTAGCAAGCTTCGTAAACTTCTGTAGTTCGGCTATTGCGTCGGAGCGGGTCATAGAGGGTTACTCCTTCTCTACTGATACGCCACCAATGACAGGATTACCTGCACCATCAACAAGTGGCTCGGCTTGTTCGGTATCGGCTTCCGTGTTGCGGTTATGGTCATCAATCACGACCTCTTCACCCTTATCAACTTTCTTTTTCGCCATCGGTTACTGCCTCCTTCTTGGCTTTTTTCGGTTTCGATTGCCTTGCATACGCTTCCAGGAAATCCGCAACCGCTTCAAGGTCTTGCACACGGGCCAACTCAGGGTCTTGCTGTCGCTTACCCACCGTGGGCGGGTCAATACCGACACGCAAGGCCAATTCTTCACTGGCTTGTTTCAGCCTCTCGATTGCGTTCTGTTTGCGTATTGCGATTGCTCTTACACTTGCCATAGAGATTGACGGGGAAGTTATTAGCCTCCCCATCTCCTTTCAATTAGGGCATCGGTGCCGCGTAGTTGGTCGGGATGTCATAAGAAGCATCGGAGATTTCAATGACAGCCGCACCAACGCGATTCCACGCGCCGAAGCCTGCACGACGCACATATTGAGCCTCGTACCAGGGGTAATCATTACGCTCGGCAACTCGCCTGAACCCTTGCAATTCGGCCTCTGGATGCTCACGCATTGCTAAGGGTCGCGGTCCTTCTGTCGCTACAGCGATGATGTAATTCGCAGGCATTGACGGCCATTCAACCAACCAAACACCTGAAGTTTCATAGCCAATCACCGTTCCAGGGACCGGCACATTCAGCGAACCGACAAGCGTACTTGCCGTGCTTGCGGGTTGAATGTTCGGGTCAAGCGCCTCTTTGAATGTCGCCAGGGCTTCGGTTGTGGCTCGTAATCCTGTGGGCAATAGAGCAATCACCTGACCGCCATTCTCAGGTTTGTTCATTAACAAATCCTTGAGTGTCGGGTAGGGATTAGTTGCGTCTGCGATAGCCGCTGCCTGCCCGATGTGATGAGTGGCCTGTGCGCCAGCGTCAGCACCCGCCTGCACCAGATAAGTAACCCCGTCATTGTTCGCCAATGGCTGAATGGTCAAGTCACCATACTGTTGGTCGGGAAATGTCCATGTGACATTGGTGAAGAGGGCAGACAGGATGTGGTCACGCATCCAGCGCCGATCAGCAATAAGGGTTTCACTCAGCCAATCATTGACCTCTTGAACGGTCATCTTGGTTCGAGTGACATAATCCTGCCCGAACGCATCACCGGCATCTTGAATCGGGAACGCAACTTCATAGTAGCCAGCCCGTTTTGTCGGACGCGCACGCCCTGTCTCATCCAAGGGCTGCAACCGCTTTGCCGCTGCTGAACGATAACGGATTTTGTACTCTGTGGTGTTTTGAACAAACAGACTAAGCAGTGTTGCCATCTGCCGATTATGTTCTGCCAATGTTGCGTCAATCGCGGCGTTGACCTGCGGAATTAAACTGTCAGTGACCCGCTGTGAAAGAAGGTCACGGAGATTGTAGAATCCATACAATACTTGGTTTGCCATTTTCTATTTGACCTCCTTCCTTATAAATTAACCTTTAAGAGTTTGTCGGCTGCTGTGCCGAGCGTGGTTGCGTGTCCAGGTACAACACGACCAACAACGGTTGAAACCGTACCCGCTGCATCTGCTAATCTGCCATCTGTATCAGACAGATAAACCGGCGCATCATAAGCCATTCCTGACAGCGCAAAACCATCAAGGATGCCGCGAACCATTACCGTAACAGCCATGCCAGCGGGGACGCTTTTCAGAGAAATGCCGTATATACGGGCCTCTGGCGCTGTCGTTCCGTTGGCATTTGTTACTTTGCCGCTAGACGTGTCGAAACGAACAGGAGCACCCGCTTCAATCGCCTCAGCAGCGACACCGGGAAACTGTTCGAACATTTCGACAACCTCAACTCTATCGGCTGTCAACAATGCTATGTCTGCCATCTCATCTCCTTATAAACTTTGGTAGATTCGAGCTTGGCCTTTTCTCGCGTCGGCTTCCTCTTTGCCGCTGCCTGATGCTACGGGCTTTGGGTTTATCTGGTTGCCGGGTGGAGGTGGACTTTGCTTGCCTACCGCTTGTTTTGCCTTTGGTAGCCACTCAAGGAGAAGGTCTAGGTCATCAGAAGATGGCGCTAGAGTGCGTATGTGCTCTGGTAAAGCATCAATCTCCGCTTTGGCCGACGCTCTAACACTTTCAGCAAGTTTCTCATACTTGCTTTTGTATTCATCGCGTTCGGCCTTTGCCGCATCTCTTTCGCCTTCATAAGTCTTGGCAAGTGTCTCAAACTCACCTTTCTTTTTGGCCTCTTCCTCATCCTGCTTTCTCTTAGCCTCTTCCGATTCGCGCTTGTGCTTTTCTTCCGCTTCGCGTTTGGTTTTGGCTATGAGTTTATTTACTTCCTCTTGAGTGAGTGTCTTTGCTTCCTCAGTTTTCGCGGTCTGAGTAGCCGCACCCTCACCACCACCAGCCGTGTTTTTCCCATCGCCGTCCGATGTTTTTTCTGGGTTTGGTTTGGTTTCGTCTGCCATAAATTCTCCTAAAATATAAAAATAATTCCGCCTATAAAATGTTTATGGTGCAAAGGCAGTTAACCTGACATTCCTTACTGCCTATCGGGTGCTCTTTCAACAACTCGTCAATATCCATCTCGACACCCGCAATACTTAAACAGCCTGCGCAACTTTCCTTTGCGTGAGTGACGCGAACCGCACGGGTTTTGCCGATTCGCTTCTGCATCAAGGCTTTGAAATTCTCGAAAGTGCCGCGTGACGCCTTTGCATATCGCACCACCCGATCTAAGAATCTGCCGTCAAGGGGAAGTCCTTGCTCAATCTGCAAACCAAGGCGATTTAAGAACTCATACTGTTCTCGCGTTAGACTGCCAACCTTGCCCCAATCGCTTAGGCTCATTTGATTCCATCCACCCCGTGCTGTAGCACCCGCAACAGAATGTAGACTCTTAATCAGGTCACGCATCTCTATTTGAAATTGCGCCGTGTTAATGCTGCCTGATTGCAAACGCTTACCAAGTTCTAAGGCTCGCCTAATCCCCTCTTGTCGAACCTTTTCAAACTCTGCACGGATAACGGATTCATCAATCAGCCTGCCACCCGTGGTCTTATAGCGCAGGGTGCGTTCATCAAAAACAAACTTCTGAATTGCAGGTTTTGCGGTTGCCATAGTCTTAATCTTCCGGGTCGCTGTCTAAAATCGCACTAAGCAGCGGTGATGCTGTACCCACAATCTCTTTGCCGCGTTCAATGTCGCTTGCCTGTGGTGAGGCGGCTTCGTCGGATTCAGCGTCGGGTAGAACAATCGCCTTGCCTCTCTTCATTGAACCTCCAACGGCACAACATCCAAACTTGCCTTCTCAGATTGAATCAACTGCATATCCTCTTCGCTGTAGCCCATCTCTCTGAACCACTGGTTATCTGAAATCTTATCCGCCTTCAAATTCACAGCTTCAGCCCGCGCCTTATCATTGGCAATGGCCTCAGTCTCAGTTAGGGTGATGAGTTGCCTCGGCACTATGGCAAAATCCAAGTCGCCCTTTGCATACGAAGTCAGGTCAAACGGTCTGAACTTCTCTTGCTGACGGCTCACCATTGCCCACGCGCCTGTACTCAGCCGCCAACCCGCAATCGCCGTCATCATCTGAAAAAGCTTAATGCTCTGTAGGTCATACTGTGCGGCGGCTTTGACTACCCGATTGCCCACATCACCTGTGAGCCTTGCGGCGGCTGGTCCTGTGACCTGGCTCATCTCGCGGAGTTCTTGATAAAAGGTCAATTCTGGAAAGTCGTGCTCAATCTCGGTTAAAAGTTCCTTGAGGTAAGGCAGCGCCTTATCCAAATCTATATTGCCCGATAGCTTATGCACGCCAACATCAGCCGGACCTTTGAGGAATATCTGACTTTGCCGCCCGTTGGTGTCTGATTCCTGCACCTCGGTAGCCTGCCCCGCCTTGCCTTTGAACAGGGATGAGATCGCACCGGATGAGCCAATGAGAATCGGATTCTTAATCAAGTTATGAATATGGTCATTCAAATGCGCTGCCAAACTATTCAACTCATCAATCTTGCCAATCGAACCGCGAAGGGCTGGCACCCCGTAATCCCCACCTTGATTGATATGCTTAATCCAAACGGCTGGCACGAATCCATAAGGGTTTTCGTACTCTGCTGGCTGACCATTGAAGCCGAAAGGTGCGTCATTCTTGAACGTCCTGAAACTCTCTTGATCTACTTCCTTCCTGTAGGTGTAGGCTTGCTCATCGTCATCAATCGCCTGATATTCCAAAGCATAGAATTGGACATTGCCCGTGGAATCTGTCTCAATCTCGCTGACGTGGCCTGCATAGACAACATTCGCCGTGACCTTGCTTCTCTCGACCTCATCCATCACCTCGACAAGTACGCTGCCAATCGCCCCGCCATAACGCACCATCAACCCGCAACCGTCTTGCCAGTTCGACCATTGCCAGAGTTGAGATATAGCAATCTTGAGTTTGTCTGAGGTATCGTCTGCCAGCGGAATCGCAAGTTGTACCCCGCTTGGCAACCGGCTTCCGTCTTCACTCAATACCCCTGGATAAATGTGGTCAACATAGAAATCAACTAACCGCTGAGTCGGGTTGTAGATACTTCGCGTGTAGCGATAGAGGTTGTAATTCTCCCGATACAGTGACCAATTGCGTAGATTCTCAAACGCCGAATTTGTGTAGTAAGACCAAAGCAAGGCATAGCGACTGAGCCGCGCCGATTGGCTGTCGCTCAGCGGCTCTTGCGGGTTAGCGAAAACGTCGCGCCAGGTATTTGTCGCTGCTACTGTTGCTGTCCACATTCGGTTGAGTATCGAAGCCACATTGTTAATTTGCCGGAACCGTTATCTGCATTTTGCTACTCCTAAAATGCAAAAAACCCGACAGCGGAGATTATCTCTCCAATCTATCGGGTTACTTGAACCACTAGGTAGACGCATTGCGCGTCAATTTATTTTTCGGTCAATCGCTTTAAGTTTTCATATTCTTGTATCTCAGTATCTTTGATAGCACAAGATGTAGTGTTTTGGCAAATACTATTTTTCATCACCTTCCAACTCATCCGCCAATCGTCGCAAATCCGCCGCTGTGAAAACCTTCGTATGCACCCTACCCCCGTGTTTCGATTCTACAACGAGCACCAACCCCTTACAATTTCGATTCACCCTTGCCACGGGCAACACGCAGGCATCACAGCCAATTTCCTGGCGTCCGTTGCGTTCGCGGATTAGGTGAGTATGTGTCATCTGTCTAATAGTGCTTTGCCGAGGTCGCTGTCTTCGTCTTGAGGTTGAAAGAAGTCACCAAGCATCAATTCAGTCATAACCCAGACGAGCGAATCCAACCTATTCGGGCTTTCCTTATGCGAGGTATCCCACATACATAATTCAGTCTCTAATTTGCCGAAGTAGCCAACGTGATGAACCTTGCCTTTTTCATAAAGTGCTGAAATTGGTTCAGCTCTGATTACCTTGCCCCGGCTGGCGTGAATGAGTTTTACAGGTGGCGCTCCATGAATCGTTCCAATGGTGTGTTCAACCATTTCACCGCCAAAATTAGACTCAGCAATAAGACAATCGGCTTTTAATCGGTTATAACTTGCTACGCTTGCCATCGCCCATTCGTGTGGCGAACCGTGCAGGCTTGAATCATCCAGAATAAACCCGTGCAATTCAGACGAGCCTTTGCAATTGCATAAGCCAATGCCAGCCCCAACTATTCCCACCTCATCACCTTTCTTGGTTCCTGTCGGGTCTATAGCCACAGCAACACGCTCCAATTCGGGATAGCCAGCAACTCTTAGTTTTTCAATCTGCTCACGCTTCCATAAAGCCCGTGGGTTATCATCTTTGTCCAAGGCTAATATTTCCTGCTCATAGGCAAATTGCGTCATGTCATTGGCTATTTCGTCCAACGCCTCACGGCTTAGTCTCGGATTCTCCAAGCTTGAAAAGTGAAACGTTGCCCAACGCCCCGTGGTATCGCTCTCAGCCTTCTTAAATAGCTTTGCTGCGTGCATCGGGTCTTTTGCCTTGGTTACGCCTGCACTTCTTAGACTCGGTGGCGTGTAGATGAACGTCGCGTTGCCGTTGGTATCCAGCATCATCGGCGCACCAACCAATTCCCACGCATCCTCATTCATCAACTGCCATTCGTCTAAGATCAATTCGTCTGCATAGTCGCCGCGTAGCGTGTCGGCATTCCACGCGGTCTTTGCTCGTATGCGGTTCTCTGTGCCTGCACGTTCGATGATGTGGCGCGTTTCGTTCTTCGCATACACGCCAGCCTCCAACGGTTGCTCCAATGCCCTTTTCACCTCAAACCAGAAACGGTCAATCTGATCTTGCGTTGGGGTCGCATAGAGAATCCGCTTACCCTCCAAAAATCTCTTCACGGCATAGATAGCTATTCCCACGGTCTTGCCGCCGCGCCGACCTGCACGTATTACCTTGCGCTTTGCAGACGATTCAATAAACAACTCCTGCTTGGCGTGCGGCGTGCGAAGCCTGACATTGTATTCCCTAGCTGTCATAGATAACACGTATCTCTATCGGTGATTTCTCATCACCGCTGTGTTGATGTTTCTCGGTTGGCTTACCATAGGCATAACTCATTAAGAGCTTCACCGCTTCCATCTCACCACGATTTGCCTGGATTGCTAAGTTCTTAATGCAGACGCGCCGGTCCTTGTCGGTCCAGCAATCAGCCAAGAGTTTTTCCAAGCCTAATTCTTCGGCTTTAGACTTGCGGCCTGCTTTACCTTTTACGCCACCGCCTAATTTGTTTCCTTTTTGAAATGGCATATTATTTTATGTTATTAAAAACATCCTCCTTCCCCCTCGCCATCACTTCACCTCCAAAGATTTTTCCCTGTCAATCCGACTTGCCCCACGCTTGCGCTGCTCATTGAATCTTTCCCGCCTCTCTCTCATATCCCGATTGCTCATACGAATCTCAAACCAGATGCAGCCGATGAGTGATGAGATCGAAGTGATTAAGGCGATGATTGAGACTACCAGTGCTGTTTTATCCATTGGTTCACCTTTTAGCTTTCAAGCGTTCTAAAATCAACAAGAATTCGGGCGGCAATTCAGCCTCTTTTTCTTTCACCGCCTCCACGTAGCCATCTATAAAATCCGCCTTCATCTGTCGAAAGAGTTTGGCGAGTTTCCCGATTGTGAAACCTAAGTAGTACATTGCTGTTTCCTCCACTTCTTAAACCCTCTGACACTTTTACCATACGGACACCCCGCGCCTTCATAGGCCAGAATCCCGTGAAAGCGGTTTAGTGCTCTTTCACTTATCGGTTTGAAATCGGCAATGCTTCTTATGGCGTCAGCCGCTTGTTTGATTGCGTCAACAAGACGGCCTGCGGTTTCAACTGCCTGTTGTAGTTTTTCTTTGTCCATTGGTTCACCTCAATTCAATTTCAGATTTTACGGTGATATAAATCATCTCGCCGCCAACGGTCATGTCTGAATCTAAATAAATAGATTTAACCCGGCAACCAGTCTCTTGATTGAATGCCTTGATTAAACCGCTAATAGCATCATCCATTTCTTCGGCTTTGCGTTTGACTTCACTAATTGATATGTCTGCCATCACTCCCCCAAATATTTAACCAGCGCCAGAATTGCCAACACCGCTAAGAGCAGCGGCAAGACGATGACGCATAGGAAATAGCCTGCGAGTACAGAGATTGCTGCTATTGCGTTTTTGGTATCTTCTCTCACCTCAATCCTCAATTCCACCCCTTCAACCGCCGTGCAGCGCCCGCGCAATGAGCGTCTGGGTGGGCGCGTCCGGGTGTGGGGTTGGCAAGAATGAATTGTTCGTAGGTCATGGGGTGGACTCGCTTTCGCCATCACACCTAAAAGCCCGTGCAGCCTGTGGTCTGATTTGCTTCCAAATATGGTTGCTGTAATCCTTGCCATCAAGCATAGAAAACAAAACGCCTGGATGAGCACAGGTTTGAAAGTATTGCGCAATCGCTTTTCTCAGTCCTTTGTAATCAGACTGGCAAAGCATTTCGATTTCGGCATAGGCCGTCCGCAATTCTTTCTCTGTCGCCTTCACCCATTGATAATACTCATCCGGCACACGCTCAATAAGCGGCTCCAGCGGTAAGCCATCGCGCAACGCTTCCCAGATATGCCGCGCATTGACGCCCGTGATTAGTTTGTGAAGGCGCTTGTATTCGTCGGTCTTAACCTTAATGCGCGTGTGTTGACCTTTGGGGTAATCGAACCGCAAAACGATTCCTTCCACGCTTCCATCCTGCGGCAAACCGAGCGCCGCAATGACATCAGTTGGCTTGCATTCAATCGGATACGATTGCGCCACCCTGCCAGACCAATTGATGAGCTTCGCCGCTTCCTGTGGGCTACAGGCTGCATCAGCGCCGGTCTGATTATCAATCACCGTCAGTAAAATCAAATCGCTCAGGTCGCCGTAGTCAACCACGACTCGATTAGATGGATAGATGATTTCAAATAGCGGCGTGAGTCCATCAGGCACCACAATATCAAGGTATCTGTCGTGCAGAATTTCGGTTGCTCTGTTTGCTTGCTCGGACGTAAAACTACCCCGCGTCGCAATGAACAACCCGTTCGCCGTCTTGTAGAGTATCCCTAATGAGCCGTCTAGCTTTTCGGTCACAGTGAAGGGCTTTGACCAAACGAGGTCAGAGCGTTGGTGTTGGTCAGCGTTGAAAAACTTTGCAAAGGGTCGCGCCACGATTTGATTATCACCGTCAACGATAAGACCACGACATATTTTCACCTCATCAGTCCATCGTTGGTCATACTGCGCCTTTGCCGTGTAGTTCAGGATTCGCAGATTCTCAGTCGGGTGGCGTTGTACCGCGATGTAGCCGGTTTCTATTTCTTTTTGTACTAAGTCAAAGTTTATCAACTTTCTCCCTCTCTCTCGCCGCCCGCTGCCGGGGTGGGTGGCTACTTCAGTACTAAACTTCCCCTTCTGCATCTTTAGGGAAAAGCATCAATACGCCTTTTGAATGCAATGGAAGCGCATCAAGCGTAATAATTATTTTCCCGCCTTCACACTCTGCGGCTGTTCCGACTCTAAGCCAGTAATCCTCAATTCCATCACGTTGAATTTTTGCCTTCACTTTATAAACTTGCGCATTGCGTTTTATAGCCATTTGTTCACCTGTTAAATATCCATCCACGAATCATCTGCATTATCAGCCAACACCGACTCATCTATAACCTCAAGTTTTTTCAATCGAAGTATTGAAGTTTGTTTTGCTCCAGCATAAACACTATGCCTTTTTACTGTTGCACGAATCTTGTATTTCATCCCAACCGAATAAGGCGCATCTTTACTTGCAAAATGAACCACCTGATTACCTTTATCATCAACAAACTTGTAAATGCCGACATAATAACCCTCATTTAAGGGAATCAGGCTTTCAAGTTTGAGAACAAATTCGGCTCGTTCTTTGGGAACTCCAACAAATTCGCCTTTGGCTTGATCGGCGCTGACTTTTTCTCTTCTGAAGAGTTGTTCAATACGCATATAAATACCCCGCAAGAACCGCACATGGCCTTACCTTTAACGAAGGCAATAGAACCATTGCAGTTTATACAAATCCCTTCTTCCGCTTGAATCTCAGCAATCCATAGTTGAAATTTTGCCTTCACTTCATCAAGGGAGCATTGCTTTTCCGCACAAGCCTCCACAGCCTCAACCAGTCGAAGATGAGCAACCTTGGCCTCGCTAGTAACACTATGCAAATCGAGAAAAGAGGTTTTCTTTGCTTCGACTATAGCAACATCCAAAAGGTTATAAATTTTATTTAGCCGGTCTTCTTTCATTGCGTCACCCACGAAGAAATATCAACATTAAATTCATCATCATCCGGCGATGGTTCATAATCCCCGGTTGGCTCCATAATCCAGGTGCGCGGTACATCGTCAATATCTTCGACAAACTGCAAACAGTTTGAGCGGAACCACAGAGGGACTTTGCCTTCCCATTCACCGTTACGTTGCTTTTCAAAATGCAAAACAAAGTCCGGCTGCTCAAGGGTGTCCATACTTGGCGGCGTCCCCTGCAACTCGACATTGCGCAACTCTTCAAATTTCGGTTTGTTTTTCCAAATGGTTATGACATTGCTGGCAAGATCGGTTATCGCGCCTGAACCTTTCACATCCATTTTCCGACTGGCCTTGGATTCGTTTTCACCTTTACGGGAATGCGCTACGAGGTGAACGTGAACCCCATTATGCAAGGCGTAATCCGCCAATATCTCAACAAAGTTTTTCTGCCCGTTATAATCGTCATCAGCAAAACCAAGCTTCATCAGGCTGTCTATAGCAAACTGCCGGATACCATATCGCTTTCGAGCGTATTCAAAAACCTCGACAACTCTTTCAGCCTTGGATTTCCCGACGACATTAAAAACCCACATCCATTGCCCGAACCATCGCATTGCAAACTTGATAAATTCCACGCTTGGTCTTTCCTGTGCCGTCACCTGCTTAACCGCTCGATTCAACCACTGTTGCGGAGAAACCTCAGTCGAAGCTATACAAAGCCGCTCACTCTGAAACGCAGAAGCAATAGTCGCATAAGACAGAATTAAGCTTTTGCCGTGGCCGTTAGTGCCTGACCAAACGGTTAATTCACCGGGGCGAAACCGGAATCGTTTTTTCAGATAGGAAAACGGTAAGACAAAACCGGGGTCTTCACCTCCGGATGGATAAAAGGTTTCTATAACCAACTCTGTAAAATGCGCGGCGTTCTTTAGCTCTGTTGGGTCTTGATATGCAGCCAGATCAAAACATTTTGAAAAATCACCCCCACCAAGCAATAACTCGTTAGCATCTTTAACAGGTAGTTTTATGTCACGTATTCGGTCTTGGCCTAAACGACTAATAATTTTCGGTATAGCATTCCTGCCTTCCTCATCCATATCGAAAGAAAGCGATATAGTTTGAAACCGCTCCAAGCGTTCATAGTCGTTTTCAATCCAGGCCAGGGACTTGCAACCGTTCGGAACCGACAAAGCCGCATAGCCTTGCTGACGCCAGCTCATCGCATCAATCTCGCCTTCACAAATAATCACTTCGCGGTCATTGTCGCTAATAGTCTGCCAACCGAATAAACATAATTCGCATCCTGTAGTTAGTCGGGTATCCTTTTTCCCGTCAGGTCTATCGAGATAGAGATATTTTATATTTATAATTTTATTATCTCGTTTTAGTGGAAAGACGATTAACCACCTGTCGCCTTCTTCTTTCTCGCCAAGACAGTACAGTGAAATTATTTCCGCAGTTAAACCTCGCTCCGTGGTCAAATATTCATAAACTGGTGAACCGACACTAACTTTCTTAACCCCCTTCTCGGCTTTAGCTTCTCGATATGTTTTACTTTTCTTCGGTTGGAACTGAGGCTCATTTATTCCGAGATAGGCTTTAGCCTGTCTGAAAGCTTCCGTCATGGTCGTACCCTTGACGGCTTTCCAGAGGTCTATGAGGTCGCCATATTCCCCGGTGGCAAAATCGGTCCAGTGACCCGCCTTCACTCCGTCAAGGTGGATAGCCAGAGAATCACCCGCATCGCCGTCAATATTGCCGACCTTCCAATACCCACCGGATTTCCGGCCACGCGGTAAAAGGTAAATGGCTATTTCATCGGCGCGATGGCTGAGTTTTTCCGAGACTTCACCAATGTTCATTGACTTGCTCCAAAGAAATTTACTAACGGAGTTTCAGGTTTAGACCTGTAAAAATTCTGCACAATAGAATTTATTTCACTGGCACACTTATCAGGATTATTAAAAACCTCAGTGCCGGTGTAGCGAAGTACACGCCAACCCTCGGCTTGAATAAACCTATCCCTTTGGGCATCCCTGCCGCGTTGTTCTTTGGTTGAGTGGTATTCGTGGCCGTCAACTTCAATGGCAATCTTGGGATATTCGTAAGCGAAATCTACCCGATACTGACCAATTTTGAATTGAGTCTGAAAATTGTCATAGTGACGGCAACAAAGAGACTGGAAAAGCTTATGCTCAATCGGGGAATCCATCCGGCAAATCTGGATAGCCTTCTCAACCGCACGATCAAAAGAACTGACCTGAATCGCGGTCACATTCGGGAAATGAGAAACAAACCAATACGCATCATAAAGGGGATTAGGAAAACCACAGTCGCCGCAACCGTGACCGCAACTACAACTCGATTCCGGTGAGTTACAATCTTGAATCAAAAGGTATGAATGCTTGCCGCGTGATGAAGCATAAGCGATTTCTGCAATCGTACCGAACGAATCAGGGGTTTCGACATAGCCCAACAAAAAATCAGACACCGCTAACCGGCTAATAAAACTCTCTTCTAACCAGTCTCGAAGCGAGGAACTGTTATAGGCGTATGAAGCAAACCCCCAACTATGCTCAGAGTGATTTTTCCCGTCAGACCGCAACCATTTGATTGATTTCCGGCCAACACTCTCAGTTACCTTTTGGGAGAGTTCGACTTTCTTGCCGTTGACTTTGCCAGCAAGATAAATATTAACCAAGTCGGTTTTCACTGATTAACCTCCGTTGCTCTGCGACGGTAATAAACATTCGTGCCGGGGATAACACCAAAACTTGAATTATTGGCTTGTGGGGGTGGTTTAAGATTCGCCTTCACTCGATCAGGTACACCGTTTTGATACCATTCCAAAACCCAGGTCAGGTTGTACATATTTTTTGAAATCGTTGCCCAGGCTTTAGCGCAATATTCTAGTTTGCCGATGTCGGGATTCTCGCCAAGACTCTCAATAATCCCATCCCAGGTTAATTTGTTGGGGTATTTGTTATCGGGTAAAAATTTTCTAACAGCGGTAATTGCGGCATGATTCGCCCTCACGTCTTTATGTGAGGTTTTGGCAGATTCTTTTTTGGCGTGGAGCGAATCGCTCCCTTTATCTTCAGATAAAGTCTTCTGTATATCTGTTTCTTGTTTATCTGTATATATATAAGTAGACGGGTTTACCGTTGACGGTTTAACCGTTGACGGGTTTGCCGTTGACGGTTCATCCGCAGACGGCTCATTTTCTTCTTGGTTTTGCGGTTTTTCAGTTGTGGCTCTAGTCGTTTCCTTGGTGCGTTTATGTGACGGCAAAGGGGTTTCGTGTACGATAATCGTATAATCGAATTTGCCGTTTTCGCGGGTTTCAATGCGCTCCATGTACCCCGCATCTTCAAGCTCTCGGACTATCCTTTGCCTTTTTTCTCTGCCGATCTTGAACCGTCTTTCAATGTCGGTCAATTGCGCTTCCCAATCATCCGGTTTGCTGAGTAAATATGCCATTACGCCCACAGCTTCAGCCGATAAGGTTTCATCCTGCCCCAATGCTCGACTGATAGAAAAAAACTTCCCTGATTTCCTTCTTACATTTGCCACTTTGCTTGCCCCTTTATCAGTAAAATGTTTCTTCTCCCTTTTAATACTTCGTCAGTTCAAGTTCAGCCCTGACACTGGCTGTCACGCTTTGTAATGCTGAGAGTTGCGCTCTTAGACTGCGCACTTTTTCCAATGCAGCCTCTTTTTGCGCTCTGGCTAGGTAAGCTTTGAATCTTTGGTCCTCGCAATCTCGATCAACCATTGCCTGTGTCATCGGAATGGTCATTTTGTTTCCGCTGGCATCTGATTGATGACGGATGAAGGCCGCAGATTTAGCTTTTCGATAAGTATGCTCAGCATTAGCCCAGGTGTTAGCTTTTTCTTCCAGGTCATCATTAGCGAATTCAAGTTTTGCAGATAATCGGTGTAGTTCATTTTTTAGATCAAATGGCAGGTTTTGATTAAACAGCTCGTTTGTTTTCATTTTATGATTCCTTCACTTCGATTCCATGCACTTGTTTCATCAGTTTGCGTTTGATTGCATATTCCTTAGTGCGCATTCCTTTACAATCTTCCACGATGTATTTCCCGTTGTCGTAGTAAGTAAAATCCGCTCTGTAGATCGTTGGCCTATATTTCCGTCCACAGATTTCCATTGCCGGGATAACCTCAAACTCCACCTGGAGTTTCAGATCGGTAATTTCACCCAGACCAACTAAATACTTTAGGTCTATGTATCTTTCAGCTTCGCGGCGTGAGTCGAAGCGGATGCCGTCAACGGTAGTTTTAACCGCTCCGTATTTGTTATAAGAGTGACGGCCAGAATTTATAACCAGCCGTCCCCCGATGTTGTTACCCGTTAAAGCCAAATTAATCGCTCCTTAAAACGGCGGCTCATCTTCATAAACTTCTTCAACGTCCTGGCGTTGCTGGGGTCTGGGATTGCCATAAGCTTGACCTGTACTTGGTCTAGCCGCTGCACCTTGTGCTTGCCGTTGTTGTGGAAGTTTCGGCCTGACTCTTACCGCATCGGTTGATTTCCCAAACGATTCCACTGTCGAAACTCCGAGCGTAACTCTTTTACCAATCCAGTCGTCGGTTTCATCAGATCGTAAAAGTTCAGCAATTTTATTTGCGTTGGTTTTGTTCAAGATCAGTGGCTTGTCCAGCTCTTTGAACATGATTATCGGTTTGATTTCTTTTTGTCCTTCATTCGTTACTTCGGTTTCGCTGATGTTGATAATGGTCACATCAATATCGCTGTCGAGGTCGATGGCACCAAGATATTTTCCAGGGAACATTTGTTTAAGGTTCATGTCATTTCCTTTCATTTGGGTTAAAAAGTTTTCGGTTTACGTTGATTTTTGTCAGGAAAGGTGGGTAATCTTCGCCTTGCCGATAACAAAAACCAACAAAGGTTTCTTGTTCAAAGCAACCCCGTGCCAGAAAGTTTCCACGCTAGATGGCGCGGGGCAAAATCTACATCAAATTGTCAATTGAAAGTCTACCGTAGTTGACCCAGTATTTCAACCCTTTTTTCTCTTGTTTTTCACTTCAATATACAAATCTCCGGGCTCACAATCGAACACGGTGCAAAGTTTTCCGATAGTTTCCAGAGTTAGGCTTTTTGATACTCCGTTCCATATTTCGTATGCCGGTTTTTTATTCAGATCGGCAGCTTTCATTAACTGATTAGCGTTTTCAAGACCGTGCTCTTTCGCCAGTTCAACAACGCGCAATTTATAGGTTTTCATTTATTTCATCTCCAAAAGTTTTGCGCGATTGTATCATTTCTTCATTCCAAACTTCGGTCTAACTTTGCAAACCGCCAAATGCAACGGGGCGAACGAACAAGTACAGGTCTGTGGAGTTTCCTCTTCCAACAGCATCGCCAACACCAACCTAAACCTCTTTTGCCTCTGCCTTCGTATGGCGGCAATGCCTCTGTCGATAACGTCCATTAGCACCCCTCACAAACGCAACTGTATTCACCCGGCTCATTCTGCAACGATGTTTTCGTGTGGTTATGGTCGCCCGAAATCGAGCCGACACTTCTCCCACAGTAATAGCAGCCATCTATGCAGGGCTGACCGGGATGCGGGCAGAAGTCCTTACCCCACCAGCGGCCTTTTTCAGTTTGAGTAGTTTCTGTCATAAGCTTTTCTCTAAAACCCTACGTAGGGTTTGCCTTCTCCAGCGGCGGACCGAGGGGATGAGGGATAAAGGGTCGGGCATAGGCTAAAAATCCTTTGTCTTCAGTTTGAGAATTAACCGACTACCTTTCTTATCGAATAGCGTTTCTGCTGGTCTACCAACCACACCTTCAGCCTTCATTGTGCCGTCACCTAATTTTGAATAGAACCCACGCCGTACAAACTCCGTGGCATCCTCAAGCGTCATCACGTCGATAAATGGAACGGCTTCAATGTCCAATTTATTCGCAACGTCAACAGTGTTCTCCCAATTGAGCCACCATCTTGAATCTGCCAGCACATCAAAGAGAATGAACTTTTTAACAGGGCTATAGAGTCCACCTTTTTGAATCCCTGCGCCGTAGCCTTCACCGTAGAGGACAATATTTGTTTCAGGGAAAAGGGCTGTCATTTTCTCCACTGTGATGTTTTCATAGAGCCATCTAATTAGGTCAGCGTGGATTTGTGCGTTGTCGGTTCGCCCACCAAATGCCACTTTCTTATCGGCGGCATTCCAGTTACAGCGAATGTTGGTGCCGTCAATCTTTTCGGTAAACCACCACTCTTTAAGTAGCGTGTAGGTGCGATTCTTAAACACCCCTGGTTGAACCTTGAATTTTTCATCACGCTCATAAAGCGTTTCAATTTTGTGATATTCCATATTCACCTTTTCTCTAATCTCTGCGCCTCCACCCCCTGGAGATTTATGCGGGAAATTTCACCTTTCGCTTTGGACTTTCAGACTCGCAAACGGGTGAAGAGCGCAAGGGGTATTGGCTGCCGTTCAGGTCGCTCACGGTATCGGCGTGACCCAGATTACAAATCCGGCGCAGAAGCCAGTCAATTGACCGTCTTATCCCGTGCCCTCAATGCGGCAGCCAAACTTTTTCAAATAGCATTAACCTTTATTCGTGATGACGAAAACGACCTTTGATACTTCGCTTTCACCATTCGGGTTATACGGGAATGATAAATTCCAATCTTCAATCCAGCGGTTTTTAGCCCTGCCAATTGCCAAGCTGTCGGTTCTTGCCTGCACGTCGTAATAGCCCGTGAAGACTTCGCTATTTAGGTTTTTGTAACTGACTTGAAATTTCTTCATTCGCTTCCGCTTTATCGTTCGCCACCCACCCCTAACACTCGGCCCCTGCTTTGGGTACGGTTGAGTGGCAAAATGCTGGCGACAGGATTTGAACCTGTAAGCTACACCGCGATGTTCCATTAAAGGACTATCAGAGCGCGGGACGGATTCAATCATCTTTATGTAGCAGCCAAAATGCGTTTACCGTTTCGCCACGCCAGCACATTTCAAATATCTATCGTCTGTGAAGGCACCAGGCTCAGGTTTTAGCCGATATACCAACGCCGCCTGAAATGCCTTCACAAAAATCTGCAAAGCGTAAGGACTGACGGGTGTTCATGCCATCGGTGCGGGAATCTCACGCTTTGCTTTTTCAAACATCATCGCCTTTTCCAAGACGTATCAATCTCGCGTTGCCGTTTGGCTCTGGCAATAAACTTGTCAACAGAGTGCATCTTCAAATTTAAGATGACGGCGATTTTCTTTCGGCTGAATCCGCTTTCTTGCAGCTTCAATACCCGTTCCCATTTCTGCCGCTGTTCCTCTGTGGGTCTAAAGATGCTCATCTCATTATCCAGTGCGTTATCACCAACCCACCCACAATCGCGCCATATGCCAATATGAGCGTCCACAGGGGGCGGGAGTAGTGGTTCATAGGGAAGCCCAGAGAAATGCCGCTAGCGCCAACCCCGCGACGATCTTCCCCGTTGTCACCGTGGACCCTAGCCAAAGGGTCGGGTCGAGGGGTTCGATGTTCAATTCCCGCTCTTGCCAATAAGGTGGCTGGTCGTCGTCTTGGGGAAGGCGGTGGAGCAGGGTACTCATAATGTTTCCTCTTTCGCTCGTCTGGTTTTCCACGCTCTCAGACCGGCAATGCTGCGTGTCTCTGTGGGGAGCTTCTGAGCCGCCTGTGTCGCCTTCTTGGTCCACGCCTTCACCTCTTCACGATGCGCGGCGTTGTAGGCTTTCTTGCGTTGGCTCTTGGCTCGGTTCATTGACCCATCTTCTCCTCAATCAATCTCTTCACCTTCCCGCTGTCCTCATCGCAATACCCACGCAACAACAGGTAACAGTGTGTAGCAATGAGAAAATCCGGCGCATCCAATCGCAACAAATTCAACAGGTGTGCCTTTCTCTGACTCATCAGCTTTTCTTTCTCGCCGCCTTTGATGAGTTGTCGGGTGCGGGGAGTGTCGGTCATTCAACGACCTCCAAGCCAAACTCCTGAGTAAATAAATTCAGGTTGCTTTCGGCATAGTGCGAATATTTGACCGTTTCAATGCTGGCAAAGAGTGATGATTCTTGTTTCTCTTCTTCGCGCTGTAATCGCTCTACAGCAATCGCAAAGTAATTTTCATCCTTTTCTATGCCGATGAACTTTCGGCCTGTTCTGAGGCAGGCAACGCCTGTGGAGGCTACGCCGCAGTAGGGGTCAAGCACAGTTGAATCTAATGGCACTTTGATTTGCTCGAGAATCCATTTCATCAGCGCCACAGGCTTTTGTGCTGGATGAAGTTTCGCGCCTTGAATTGAAAGGTTTTCTTCGCCTTCACGAACAATGCCACGCCATTTCTGCCTGTGGGTTCTAAGAGCGCCGTACTGATTTGTCCAAATTAATTCACCGTCCGAATTGTCATCTGATGGCGTACCGCATCGCTTATCCCAAAATAGCCACTTATATTGCTTGCCGGGAACTTCTGCAGGTAAGAGATGTGAGAAATGATTAGCCCCAAACAAGGCCACGTAGTCGAAACCTAAAAGGTGTGCGGGTTTGAATGTCTCGTCATCACCAGCAATGGTTGTGAATCGGTATTCTTGCTTAAAGTCGTAACCGCCAAGTAATCGGCTCGTTCGTAAGCCCTTGCGCTCAAAGTCTGCCTTCATTCCATAAGGCACATCAGAGACAACAGCATCTACGTTCTCAAGCATCGGCAAAACATCCGTACAATCCGCCAACCACATCTCCCAATTTTTCCCGCAAACTTTTTTCATAAAAATCTTTCAAGCCCGTCAGAAAGTTTCCCTATCGTCGCCCTATGCCCCTTATGCGATCTTTGGGGCCACCTCTAGGCAGACAAATGGCCGACTATGCGGCTTGCGCATCAACTTGCTTTTCAATTGCACTGGTAACAAATATTTCGCTCTCGGTAGTCAGTCCGTCTTTAATCGCCTGCACATCCAGTTGCAGGTTGAAATCAAAAAAGATTTTCATATCAACATTCAAAGCATCCGCAATCTTCTTTAATGTAGAGGCTCTCACATCCCCGCCTCTTTCGATCTTGAAAAGCCCGAATCTTGAAATACCTGCGCGTTCTGCCAGTTGCTCTCTTGTGAATCCGCGAACATCACGAATTGCGTCAAGAAGGTCAGCCCTGAACAGAGGCGCGATTTGAGGCTTTTTAGGTTTCTTAGTTTTGTGTCTCATAAGATATTTATTGAATACCATAGGATGCAGGCTCGTGTCAAGAATAGTTTTCAAGTTGCGTACTAAAAGATTTTAAGCGCATGGAGGAAGAGAGTTTGAATACTTTAGGATTTGAGATAAGTAGCATGGGTTTCAGCCCGTTTAGTAGGTTGGTATCTGAAGTGGATACTTTAAGATATGAGGGGAAAAGCGCGGTTATGGCACCGAAAAAAGAAACCCGTGAGTCATTAGCTGATTACGTAAGAAGGATTCTAAAAGAAAAAGGGCTAACCTTTAGAGAAGTGGAACGTCTAAGCGATGGCGAGGTGGCTGCCGGGATGATAAATAAGATTGTGAATTATGGACTCGAAAACCTAACAGCAAAAACAATAGAGGCGTTAGCCAAAGGACTAGGGGAGAATCCAGAGAGCATATTTCGATTGATTATAGGAAGCTCACCGAAAATGAACGATTCCGAGATGGGGGCGTTATTCTACAACTACAATGAGTTGTCAGAGGAGGACAAGTCGGAATTAAAATTGCTGCTGGAGGTCGTGGATAATGAGATTGAACGCAGGAGAAAAAAGAAATGAACCTTACTATTTAACAGCGGTCAAGAGTCGCCTGAAGTGGCTCAATTATGATCTCCACGAAATCCCGATGGGCAGTGATGATTTTGAATATGTCTGTGACCAAGAAAATATAATCGTTATACGGGAATCTCGAAAGTGGGACGGTGTATATTTTCGCCGTAAGGACAAAGATATTATTTATATCAAAAGCTCATTAACAGGATGTTTCAAGACCTTTGTTGAATTTCACGAATTGACACATTTCTGGTTGCACCAACCGGAAATAACCGAAATGCAATTTTTCAACAAACCGCAGGTATTCATAAGCAAGGCAGAACACCAAGCATCATTAGTCTCTGCCTGTATTCTGATTCCTACGATATTAATTGAAAATCTATCTGTCGTTGAATTGCTCGAATCTTACCCTAATAAACAGATCGTAGATTTCAGACTGCAAATTTATCGTAACTACAGGGTTTGATTATGGCGGTCAAAATCATCAAGGTTTACAAAGGCACAAATATTATTAAGGTCAAGACGAAAACCGGCCTGATTCGCTATGGCTATCGTTGGACATATGAAGGCAAGAAGTATCAAAAGGCCACGTGGGAGAATAAAGAAAAAGCCGAAGATGAACTAGCCAAATTCAAATTGTTGATGCGCAACCCGAATCGACTCGGTTATGAGAATGAAGCCATCACCTTAGATGCCCTGTTGTCTGCGTGGAAGCGAAAAGCAACCATAAGAGGACTAAGCCAGAAGCGCATCAATGAGGTTGAAACCTACATCAATCGGCTAAAGACTGTTTCTCATTCTAAGGAACTCCGCAAACTAAACGAAAACCATTTTATTGAGTACCAGGCAACCCGGCTGCAATCCGACATTCATCCGCACACCATCAATAAAGAATTAGATATGATACGGACTTGCCTGAGAGCCGCGCCGAAACTCTTCCCCGGTTTCAACTGGCAACCACCCGACTATGAGAGATTGCCACTACAACATCAAGGTCGTGAGGTCGTATTGAGCCGTGAAGATTTATTGAAGGTCGTGAAGGCATTAGAAGACCCCGTGCCTGATTCAAACCTCCCTGAACGCCAGCGGAGAGCCTTAGCGCGTGATGTGGTGATCGTCGGTATCGAAACCACGATGCGAATATCGGAGCTTGCCTTGCTCGAAAAATCGCAGGTGCATTTTCAACGTGGCATCGGCTATAAACATGGATACCTCGCAATCAAGAACGCCAAGACGAATAGACCAAAGGTTATTCCGATCACCTCCAATGTGGCAGAGATTTTGAAACGACGAATCGTAGAGAATCCGGGCCGCTATGTCTTTAAGCCAGAGTCTCAGGTTGTGAATGATTTTGGCAGAATGATTCGACGCGCTTACAGGAACGCTTGCAAGCGTGTGGGCATCCATTACGGGTTAAAGACAGGCGGCGCGGTCTTTCACACCATCAGGCATAGCACGACAACATACCTTGTGAATAAGAAGCTCCCCTTATCTCAGGTGATGGCGATAACCGGACACAGTAAGAAAACGACCTTGTTAATTTACGCGCATCCGACTGCCGACACGATGGAAGAGGCAACCGAACTACTAACAATGGACTTCGGAGAGGATGAAAAGGACAAAGCTTCAAACGGATAATTTTTGCCGAGTTTTTGCCGGATTGTTGCTGAGTTTTTGCCGTCTCGGTTCTCAAGCGGTTCTCATTTTCAAAATAAACCTGTAAAGTCGTGAAAGATTTGACTTGCATACCAAAGGATTCAAAATACTTACCTTTCACCGTTGACTGAAACGATGCGGTTTCAATCAACACCGTCTACAAACTAAAGTATTCAAACTAGATACCGAAGGATTCAATAACGAGAAAAAACCACGCCAGCGTATCGGTCTAACACGCGCAACAAACCGGCTGCGTTTTCTCTCTATACTTTACAGGGAGTGAAGGCAGCCGGTTCTCATTTAGTTCTCATTCCTTCCAAGAAAACTCAACTTTTTACATCTTTTAGTATTTTTATTGAAAACTATAGTTGCATTTGCCTGAATACTGTGGTACTCTAACTGCGTACTGAAAGATACAACCCCAAAGGAGCCACCCCGGCAATGAGCGAGAGAAGAGATGAAAAAGTTGAAGTGATTGAGCAACCCGCCTGTGGTTGTCCGAGTTGTACTGGGGTGATTAGCAATCGGTGGGGATGTAGTAGGCGGACGGACACTCTGCAGGCTGTTATAGCGCAGCAGAATTTTGAAGCGAGGTGAAGGAGCAAACTAATGGCAAATCTTAATCCTGTTAAAAAATCTCAATTGAGAACCTGCAATAAATGCAAAGCGCAAATCACGTTTGTTCAAAATCGCAATGGGAAATACTTTGCTGTTGATGTGTTCTGCTTTCAGGGCGGTCTGGTTTACAAGTCGAATATGGGTGCTTATGGAAACCTGACGCCCTGGCATAAGTGCCACACGATTACGGAAGCGATGGAAGCCGCTACTCCACGGCCAGCACGAACGCCTAGACAGCAAGAATTTATAGACAAGTATTTGGTGTTGGCAAAAACCAGGGCGACAAATCCGAACTATGGCGAGGCGCTTGATGCGCTTTGTGAAGAGTTCAAAGATTTAGAGGAAGGGCGAAATGAGAAGTAGAACCTGCCCCGAATGCGGGTTAGATGAGCTCAGTTACGAGCGCACCTGTGCCGACCACGACGAAGAAACGATTTACGAGTATGTGGTTTGTTATTACTGCGGATATGAAGAGGAATTATGAGCTTATACGAAGCGGGAATTTATATGTCGGATTATTACGACGATGATGCGGATGAGCCAACGCTCGAATGCACGAATATGGATTGTGAGGATGAGGACGGTTGGCCGCAGAAGGTTGACGGGCCACCAGCCGGGTTCACAAAAGTACGTGACCAAATTCTCGCGTGGGATGAAAAGAACCATTGCCCCGCTGAATGGTCTTGGATTGACGAACCCTATTGGGAATGTCCGAAGTGCAGGCGGCAATACGGGCCGGAAGATTGGCGCTAACGCTTTTGCAGGCGCGGGAGGCGAGGTAGGAGACTATGAACAATGACTACAAAGACGAACCTTTTGGCGAAACTGATTATCCAGACTATCCGTTATTCCCCGGATTCACGAAGCGATGGTGTGACGGTTGTATGCTGGTCATCGTTCAAAACGAAACGGGGTTGTGTGCGGGGTGTCAAGAGGCTGAATTGATGAATGCCAAGTAAAAACTGGCGTCCCCCCCCTGCCTCCGTTGCAGGCAAAAAAAAGGAGAAAATATTGTGAAGAATCCAAAGATTACGAAGGCAGTGATAAAGAGCGCATTTGAGAAAGCGACGGAGATTGTTAGGAACCCACGGAAGGGGTTAAACCGTCCGTTGCTTCGTGAGACTGCGAAGGCAATTGAAACTGAGGTGCTGGCAGGATACGACCAAGCGACGTTTGGCGAGTTGGAGATAAACGGGGTTTGTAAAACGAATTGCTGTATTGCCGGTCAGGTTGTGCTGGTTAACGGGTTCACGCACGCAGAATTATTAGTGCTAACAGGGGGCGAGCATATACCCGACAACCTGTGGCCTTATTTTAATTCTCGCAGTAATGCGTTTGAAGAGGTATGCAAGGAATTGTTCGGCTCAGGCGACACGCCAGCGTGGATTCTAGGCAAGGTGCTGCTTGGGTTGGGTGAAGTAGCTGCCCAGAAATTGTTTCAAGCTAATCCGTATTT